TTTTGAAGAATATGAAATCACGGAGGAAGAGTGGTCATCCGAACTCGAGTATTTTCTTGATGAAATATTATGAGGTTGAGTGATGGAGACAACACAGAAATATATATCATACCTGATCGGATGGATCACCGCACATTCTGACGTTGAATTCGATCCACTGACAGAGTTTGAAGTGATCCGAGTTATAATTGATAGTTTTGAATGTTTTTATAGAGATGAGGTGGAAGAATGATGGCTTGGTGGTTTGGACCTGTGCTTTCTACAATATTTGTAGCATTTTTAATCATTCTGATTTTTGCAAGACTGATCGAAGGTCTTGGGTTTAAATCAAATGTGATAAAAATTTTGATTGTTATAAGCTACTCAATTACTACACTGATAGCAATATTCTTTTCTATATGCTTAGTTGTTTATGCATGGATTGAAGCAATACCTAAGTAATGAGGTGGAAGAATGAAATTAAGAGAAGCAATAGAGCATCTTGAAGAAAAACTTGAAAGTGGAGAGCTTAAAGACTGTGCAGAGTGCGAAGCAGAGCACAGACAACTACTTGAATGGCTGAAAGATTATCAGAGAATAAAAGAAAAGTTCAAGTGGATTCCAGTAAAAGTAAGACCTACAACGGAAGAAGATAGCCTTGATGTTAACGAGTGCAAGTGGCTTTCAGTCTTTCATCTCCCTGATGATGGGGAAAGAATTCTTGTATCAGTAAATGGATTTGTTGATATAGATGAAAACATTATAGACGGTACATTGTATTATCTTGACAGTAATAGAGACTGGGTAGATGCAGATGCATGGATGCCACTTCCTGAACCGTACAAGGAATCTGAACAGTTAGAGAAAGGAGACGAATAATGACAAACAGAGAACAGATAGCATGGGCTATCAGTTTCAGTGAATATGAGGATAAAGAAGTTGCAGATCAAATATGCGGAATGATAGATGCTGTTGGTGGCAACACATTTTGTTTAAAAGAATCTCTGGAAAAATGGTTAGGCCTTGAATGTGAACCAGATACAAATAACTGTGGAGAGTTGGAAGAAAAGGATAGAGCAGATTATTTTTGGGAGGATGAGGAATGACAATCGAAAAAATAGATTGTGCAATCTTAGATTTGCAAAATGAGTGCGCACATTACATGGCTGAGAACGATTGCTGGGATAAGAAAGAAACGAAGTGCGAGAACTGCCATATTCCAATGGCAATTAAGGCATTAGAAAAGCAGATTTCAAAGAAGCCTATTGGAGATTTGCACAGCGTTCCGCATTATAGATGTCCAGTATGCAAAAATGCTGTTGTATTATATGAGAACAGCGCAAGACTTCCACATTGTCAGTGGTGCGGTCAGGAGATTGATTGGAGTGAGGTTTAGAAATGATAAACTTTGAAAAGAACTTAGAACGAATTACAACGCTTGCAGAAGAAGGAAGAGCTGTTGGTGTAAAAAACGGAAAGCTCGAATACTGCGCAAGTATACAAAACTGCAGGTTCTGTGAATCCGGGCGAGGAAGTGGAAGAGATTGTACTTCTGGGCTGCTTAAATGGTTAATTTCAGAGTATGAAGAGCCTAAGATTAATATCCCGGAAGGAACTCCGATAGATGATAAAATCCTTGTGTCAAATGATGGAAAAAAGTGGACGAAAAGATACTATGCGGGTGTTATAAATGGTGTGCATTATGTATGGTGTAATGGTTCAACATCATGGTCAAGTGAAAAACATATGTCAGCATATTCATACATGAAACTTTCGGAGGAAGAGTAGAGAGGGATAATAAGATGATGATAGGGACAGAAGATGCGCTGAAATATCTTGAATGTGGAATACCGGATATGCTTTCTGATATGGATCCTGAAACATTAGATTACTATGAACGATTTTCAAACAGAATGAAATACATTGCGAAGAAAGATATCGGTGTAAAGCCGAAGTATAGGAAATACATAAGAAAAAAATCAGGATACTGGACCTGCGGAAATTGCGGATTCACAATCGGAGAAGTCTGTTTTAAATATTGTCCGAACTGTGGATATAGGTTGATCGAATTTCCACACTATGAAGAAGATGGTAAAAAGGAGAAAATATGAAATGGGAAAGCGTAAGAAAATAACAAAGGAAGAGAGATGCATCGAGAGGATTAAGAAGAGACATCTCGTTGATGCAGATGGTAATACTACAACTGAAGATTACGAGGTACTCGTTGAAGCTGTTGAAGCTCTGAAAAAGCAGGTACCGAAGAAAGTTGAATACATATATACAGACAACCTTGACATTACATCCAAAATTCCAGCCTGTCCTGTTTGTAGAAATTACTACATTGATAACGAAGATGAATATTGTGAAAAATGCGGTCAAAAAATAGATTGGAGCGATGAGGAATAGCATGGCGATATATTTTAAGATGACAGAAATAAGCAACGAGGAATTCGTGACTGCTGTTGGTACAGATCTTGGGACATATTCTCAGTTAGGAACTATGGTAGGAAATTCATATTACGGAGGAGTAGACGATGAGGTTGACGATAGAATCGTTATCGAACTCGATGAACTGGATTTCCACGAAGATCATGAGAACAACGAACAGAAGACGTGTAGTACATACTTGAAAAAAGAAGATAAAATTTTTGAAGGAAAGGAATAAACCAAATCCCGGTAGACCGGGTTGTTATGAGATTAGTATGGTGAATCATAACTTAAAAAGCAGCGGAGTGGCTGTGCCTAAATAAGCACTTAATAATGAATCCAAGCCGATTACTGTTTTTCCACGAACCGAATTGGTTAGTGGTGGTTTTGAAACACGTTGTATTATTCAGCGGCGGAGTATCCAGCAGTTATGTTGCATGGATGGTTCTGCAGGAGCAGAAGAAAGAAGATGTAATATTATTACATACTCCTACATATACGGAAAATCATGATGCAGACACTTTTCGTCATGAGGTAGCAAGATATTTAGGGATGCCGATTACAGAATGGGGTTTAGGGTTAAACGTATGGGAACTGATGGACCAGGAACACACGCTGCCATCATTCTTCATTCCATATTGCACCAGAAAACTGAAGCAGGAAATGAAAGAACAATTTTATGAGTATCTGAATGAAATCGGAGAGGATTTTATAGAATACGTCGGTTTTGGTGCTGAGGAAAGCAATCGTGTGATGAGAGCAACAGCAAGAAATGAATTGATGGGTAGAAAAGTAAGGTTTCCGATATACGAAAAACAGGTACCGTCTGATGAGATAAAGCGGATTATTACTGAAGAGTGGAAAATTAAATTGCCGAAAGCTTACGAGACGTTATCGCATAATAATTGTATTCCTTGTTTTAAGGCTGGTAAGGGTGCATGGCGAATGTATTGGAAACACTACCCTGAGCAGTTTAAAAGAGCTGCGGAGTATGAAGAGAAGTTTGAATATACTGTTTTCAAGGATGTTAAACTCAAAGATCTGGCTATAAAGTGGGAAAATGACGAAAAAGAGGATGCATTACAGGTTTCCTTTGCAGATCTTCCGTGTGAATGCTGGATTTAGTATGGAGGTAGAAAATGAACTCAGTTAATTTAATCGGAAACTTAACACGGGATCCGGAAGTACGCTATACACAGAATCAGGAAGCGGTGTGTCAGTTTTCTGTAGCGATTAACCGTGGAAAGAATAGCAATGGTGATGATCTGGGGGCAGATTTTCCACGAGTGGTTGTTTTCGGAAGGACTGCGGAAAACTGCGGAAAATTCCTTAAAAAAGGAAGCAAGGTAGGAGTGATCGGGAGCATCCGCACCGGATCCTATGAGAACAATCAGGGAAGCAGGGTATACACTACAGATGTTTATGCCAGCCGTGTGGAATTTCTGACATCGAAGAATGATGGTCAGAACTCCAATTATCAGAAGCAAGCTTATAAGCCGACGGAAGGTCAGTACAGTGACATACCGGAGGGATATGAGTTTATAGACGATGATGACATTCCTTTTTAATTTGAGGTGATCTCATGAGCAAATATCATAACCGGAAAACGATATTTGATGGTATAGAGTTTGATAGTCAGAGAGAATCAGAGCGTTACGCTGAGCTGAAAATGATGGAAAAGGGAGGGGTAATATCAAACCTGCAGCTGCAGCCTGAATATGTTCTTCAGGAAGGCTTTACAGATCGTGATGGTAAAAAGCATCGACCGATTACATATATTGCAGACTTCTGTTACATAGAGGACGGCCAGATAGTTGTTGAAGACGTTAAGGGCATGGAAACTGAGGTATTCAGGATCAAAGAAAAGCTGTTCCGTAATAGGTACCCGGGAATAGTATTCAGAAAGGTAAAATGAATGAAGAGGGCGTCTTGCCCTCTTTTTTATATGATTAAATACGAAAAACGTTATAAATATTTACGAATAACGTATTGACACAATACGAATATCGTAATATTATAACAGTACGGTTATTGATGAATTAGAAAAAGAGGTAATAATTCATTCCACGGGAAGACCCGGGAGAAAAGGAGAATGAAAATGAATAGACCGATGAATTATAGAACTAAAAGTTTGAAAGAATTACTCGAAGCATACAGCTTTGAAAATGGACGCATTAACAAAGGTGATGCGGAAACAACAAAGAAATTCATAGTCAACGAAGTGTACGAAAGAATAAAAAACACATTCGATTGGCTTGAAGGTGGGGCTGATGTTGAATCTGTATATAAACAGCTTATAGAACATTAACCAACACACCCGACCCGGGGCGGTCAATCCCCGGGAGAACAGGAAAAGAAAATGAAAAGAGAAGATTATCAGGCAATAGCATTAAGTCTTTTTAACAACGGACAAATAAGCGAAGAGACATATGAAGAAATGATTATCAATGCAGATTATTTCTGTGATAAAGATGAAGAATACGGATTTCCAAGTACATACGCTGAGATTTAATATGATGACATGGATACTGAGGAAGCAAGAAACGGATCTCGTTTTGATGATATGAATTTCCTGCGTCACCTGGAGAGATAAGGAGTAAATGAAATGAAGTATTACGGAGTAACAACAAAGTTCTTTGATGATGGTAAAGTGAGAGCATTCTGCTTTGAGGTTGAAGCAGATGAAAAGCCGGAAAACGAGTTTGAAAGCTTGAAAGAATGCGATATTTACAAAAACTATTTTGAAAGTCTTGAAGAAGCTGAAGCTTATAGGGATGATGCATACAGAGCATAAGATAGGAAGCCAGCCGGGAGCTTATCCCGGCATATAAAATAATCAGAAATCTAAATAAATTATATCAAAATATTGGTTATAAAGTATAATATAGTCAAGTTAAAGATAAGGACAGCCGAAAGGTATTGGGTAAAAAAATGAAATACGTTAATTTACGATCCGGATCCTATGAAGCTGTTTGTGTATTACAATAAATGGAGGGTGTAATGAGGATAATTAATCTGGAAACTGGAGAAAATCATGGATCTATACATTACCTTACAATCGAGCAGCAGAGCGCTTTTATGAAGTATATGAGCAATCATCCAGTACATTCAGCTTGGAAGCCGTTGTTTACAATTCTTTCAGAAACAGGGTGCAGAATCGGTGAAGCATTTGGACTTACGTGGAATGATTTGGATTTTGAAAATCGAAAGATTAGCGTTAATCGTAGTGTGGCGATTAATTATTTTAGATCAGATCCATCGGAGATTCATGTATCAAAACCAAAGACAAAAGATAGCATTAGAACTATTCCAATGTCTGATGCTGTTTATGATGCTTTTTATCATCTGCGAAAAGAACAGACAGAAAACGGATCTGATGATGTGATCATAGATGGAATAAGTGGTTTTATTTTGATAAATCAGTATGGGGTGAAAAATACGAAGTCATTAAATCATACTATTATGAGGATATGTGAGGATTATAATTCTGAAGAAAGGATTAATGCTGAAAATGAAAGAAGAGATCCGTTTATTTTACCGTATTTTTCATGTTATGAATTCAGGCATACTTTCCTTACAAGATTACATGAGATTGTATGATAAAAAATACATTATGACACACTTTGGCAGACCTTGTCACATGGGTTGTGTGATATATTGTATATAGCGAGGTTCAGGAATCTGCAATGCATACTTAATTTTTTTCATATTCAAGTTTTCTCCTGAAAAAATAACACTAAAAGCCACTGGTATAAAATTACCGGTGGCTTTTTAATTGCAAAGGTTAAGTGATGATGGTTGAAGATCAAAGTATTCGTTGAGATAAAACATGAGAAAATCACATGTATGTGCCTGAGGAGCCATAAGTTGTGCGATAAACGATGCAACCGTGAAGAGGTTACATATAATCCTTTCAAGGGCGTTCAGGAGTGCTTCAGACAGAATAAATTTGGCAAATAATTAAGTAGATTATGATTTTGAAGAATAACGATAAGATTACACGGCGTATGAACTCTGTGGATGGTCTCTTTTTAGAGATTTGAAACAGTGGGATTGCGCCGTATCTTATATACAAGGAAACAGGGGGAAGTTACGTTGCTGCAGTTACATCATGGAGATTGTTTAGAACTCATGAAAGATATTCCGGATGGAAGCATTGACATGATTCTGTGTGACCTTCCATACGGTGTTACAGCGCAGAACAAATGGGATACTGTTATTCCTTTTGAAAGTTTATGGAAGCAGTACGAGCGTGTAGCTAAAGAAAACGCTGCAATTATCCTGTTCGGAAGCGGGATGTTTACTGCGGACTTAATGGAGAGCAACCGTAAGCTATGGAAATACAATCTGATCTGGGAGAAAACGCAGCCTACAGGACATTTGAACGCACATAGAATGCCGTTGAGATGTCATGAGGATATTTTAGTGTTTTATAATAAACATCCAGTTTACAATCCACAGAAAACATTTGGACATACAAGGAAAGTAAGTAGAGTTAAACACCATAAGAAATCAAAGAAAACTACAAATTATGGAGATTACAGTTTTACAGACTATGAATCTACTGAAAGATTCCCACGTTCAATCCTGACGTTCCCAAAGGATACACAAAAAAATGCATTGCATCCAACTCAAAAGCCGGTAGCATTGTTGGAATACCTGATTAAGACATATACAAACGAAGGTGAAACAGTGCTTGATAATTGCATGGGCAGCGGAAGCACTGGTGTTGCTTGTGTAAATACAAACAGGCGATTCTTAGGAATCGAAAAAGAACAGAAATATTTTGATATTGCAAAGCAGCGGATTGAAGAAGCTGCTTTTTCTTATGCTTAAAATAAAAAAGGAGTAAAAACATGGAACAGTACATTGGTACAAAGGTGATACACGCAAAGCCGATGAGTAGAGGCGATTATAACGTGTATCGTGGCTGGAATATTCCTGAGAATGAGGATCCAGCGGATGATGGTTATTTAGTTCGGTATCCGGATGGATACGAAAGCTGGTCCCCGAAGAATGTATTTGAAGAGGCGTACAGACCTATGAAGGGTATGAGCTTCGGGCTTGCTGTGGAAGCAATGAAAAAAGGCTTCCGGGTAGCAAGAGAAGGATGGAATGGAAAACATATGTTCGTTGTATATCAGAAGGGATATCCTGATGGTATACCGTGTAACAAGCAGACAGCTGAAGCATTCGGATATGAGGAAGGTTATTTATTCCGATGCAGACCGTATCTGCAGATGCGCTGCGCTGATGGTACGCATCAGATGTGGCTTGCTTCTCAGAGTGACATCCTTGAAGAGGACTGGTACATCGTACAAACAGATGAGGGTGTGTGATGGTAAATGTCAGAAAAGAAAATAAAGCTGACGGATAAGCAGGAGAAATTCGTTCAGGGCGTATTATCCGGTATGTCTCAAAGGGAAGCATACAGAAAAGCATATCCGAACAGCAAAATGACCGATGAGCAGGTAGATGCAGAAGCCTCTTCTTTGCTCAATGGGACAGGAAAATACAAAGTTAATAATAAGGTTTCCCAAAGGTATAGAGAATTGCATGATAAGGTGATGCAGGAGGCGGAAGAAGGGACCATTGCGACCGCTGAGGAGATCCAGCAGTTCCTTACCAGCGTGATGCGCCGGGAAAAGACGGAAAGTGTGGTTGTCACTCTGATGACTGAAGAGAGCAAGTGGGTACCGAACCCGGATACAGGAAAGAGTGTTAAGCAGACGGTTAAGACTGAAAAAGCAGAAATCGTCGAAATACCGGCAAAGCTCAGCGATGCCATAAAAGCAGGTGAGCTGCTGGGTAAATGCAGAGGATTGTTTAATAAAGTCGATATTGACCTGAACGGAGAAGTGAAGGTTGAGCCGGTGCAATTCTTTATTCCGGACAACGGACGTGATCCGGATCTGAAGAAACCCAAAGTCGAAGAAGAATGACATAGCATAAGGGTGTGATGGTATATGACGATTATTAAGCCGCAGCCCAAACAGATTGAATTCCTGTCAAGCCCAGCTGATATTGTCATATATGGAGGTGCTGCTGGAGGCGGAAAGTCATGGTCACTTCTCTATGAGCCGTTACGACATGTAGACGTTCCACGATTCGGGGCCGTTATATTCCGTAGAAATGCGAATCAGATCATAAACGAAGGTGGATTATGGGATGCTTCTATGGAAATGTATTTGAAATATCCAGGAGCAAGACCGAAAAAGACACCTGCACCATATTGGCAGTTTCCAAGCGGCGCAAAAGTAAGCTTCAGACACCTGGAAAGAGATGATTCTGTTCATAAGTGGCAGGGTACGGAAATATGTTTGCTGGAATTCGATGAATTGACACATTTCAGTGAAAAACAGTTTTTCTATATGCTGTCACGTAACAGATCGACATGCGGCGTTCGCCCGTACTGCCGCTGCAGCTGTAATCCTGATGCTGACAGCTGGGTAAAAGATTTCATCGCATGGTGGATAGACCAGGATACCGGATATGCAATACCTGAGCGGTCCGGTGTTATCCGATACATGGCAAGAGTAAATGAGGAGCTGGTCTGGGGAGATTCTGTTGAAGAGGTTCTTGAAATAGTCGAAAATGCCGATTATGACGTTGAAATAAAGGCTGAAGATATAAAGTCTGTCACGTTCATTTTATCGACGTTAGAAGACAATCAGGTACTGATGCAGGCGGATCCAGGATACATGGCGAATCTGAAAGCACTGTCTATCGTTGAGCGTGAACGCCTGTTGCGTGGTAACTGGAAGATTAAAGCGGCAAAAGGGCTGTTCTTCCAACGTACACAGGTACGTGCAATGCTCGAAAAGGTTCCGGACGATGTTATAAAGTGGGTTCGTGCATGGGACCTTGCAGCGACTGATGAGGATGAGAACGGCGATCCGGCATATACGGCATCAGTTCTCATAGGTAAAAGGCGCTCAGGTGGTTATGTTGTTGCAAATGTGACGAATAACCGGTTAAAGGCAGCGAAAGTGCGTGAGCAGGTCAAAACATGCGCTGTCATGGATAAAAAGAAATATAAGCGGGTAACAATCCGCATGAATCAGGATCCCGGACAGGCTGGAAAAGAGCAGGCGGAATCCTATATTAAATTTTTGGCTGGTTTTCATGTTTCGATAGAGCGGGAGACCGGAACAAAAGAATCAAGAGCAGAGCCGTTCGCTACTCAGTGGCAGAACGGAAATGTTGATGTTGTAGTAGGTGAGTGGAACGAAATGTATTTTGGACAGCTCGAAGCGTTCCCGGAATCAAAGTTTAAAGACATGGTGGATGCGTCCTCTACAGCATTCAACGAATTAGAAAAAATGAACACGTCAGCGCCGCCACCGAAAACTACAGCACTGACGAAAGAAAGTTACTGGAGATGAGGTGAAGCATGGCTACAAGGACAGGCGAATTAGGACGCACAGGGCGATTACGCTTTGGCGGACGCTTGTATGAAGAATTTCTTCCTGAACTGCTGGGAAAACGTGGCGTAGAAGCATATAAGGAGATGGCGAACAATGACGACATTATTTCGGCGTTTTTATACGTAATCCAGATGCTTATGCGTCAGGCTAAATACTCAGTAGAGCCGGGCGGCGACACGGATAAAGACAAAGAAGCGGCAAACTTCGTCGAAGAGTGCATGAATGATATGCAGATGTCATGGACAGACACGATCAGCGAGATTTTGTCGTTTTTGACGTATGGATGGTCGTACCACGAAATAGTGTATAAGCGCCGCATGGGAAAAACGAAAAATCCTATGACTTACAGTAAGTATGATGATGGACTTATAGGATGGAGAAAGCTGCCGATCAGGTCGCAGGATACACTCTGGGAGTGGAAATTTGACGAAGAGACAGACGAACTTCTTGGTATGATTCAGTCTCCGCCTCCTCGTTATGGACAGATATTCATTCCGCTGGAAAAGGCGCTGCACTTTATCACAAAGTCAGAAAAGCAGAATCCGGAAGGTAAGAGCATCCTGAGAGGTGCATACAGAGCGCATTATTTTAAAAAGCGGATACAGGAAATTGAGGGAATCGGCCTGGAAAGGGATTTGGCCGGTTTTCCGGTAATATACGGTCCTGAAGGTATTGACCTATGGGATTCAGATGACCCGGACATGGTTAATGCGCTTGCAGCGGCAGAAACGATTGTAACGGGTATCCGGCAGGACAGCAGAGCGGGACTTGTCATGCCGAACGGATGGAAGCTGGAGCTGCTGTCTGCAGGAAATCGAAAAATGTACGATACCGGCGAAATCATTGAGAGATATGACCGCCGCATTGCAGGAACAGTGCTTGCAGACTTCATTCTTCTGGGTCAGTCTGATGTTGGAAGCTTTGCGCTGTCTTCAGACAAAACGAAGCTTTTTTCTGTCGCAATAGGAACATTCCTGGATGTAATATGCGACACATTTAATACACAGGGCATCCCACGGCTGATAGATATTAACGGAGACCATTTCAGCGGGATCACGGACTATCCGAGGATGGTACACGGTGATGTCGAAGATGCTGATCTTGAGAAGCTGGCTAAATTCCTGCAGACGATGGTTGGAATCGGTGTTCTCATGCCGGATGAAGAGCTTGAAGACTATGTTAGACGTGAAGGTAAATTGCCGGCCCGCATTGCTCGTGATCCTGATGGTGAATCAGACGATGAGGAAATGAAGGAATTCCGGCGGCAGCAGGCAATGAATACACAGCAGCGTAGCAAAGAAAACGAAGAAGAACAGGAATCTATGGAAAAGGCCCTGAAGACGCTAGGGCGTGTAAGCAGGAAGAAAAAATCCGGAAATGATGGTGAAGAGTAATGCCGATCATTTTTCGTGATGAAATAAAAAAAGTGGATCCGCTGAAGAGTGAGGCACTGAAGAGGCTGAGGGCGTTTCTCAATGAAAATGAGCCGAAGCTGGTCTATTTTCTCAATAACTTCTGGAATGATCAGGCAAATGCAATCACTTACAAGCAGCTGCGTGAGTGGATACTTGATGGTGATTTGTCAATTGAGCTTCTGGAGGAGTGGGAGCAGGATTACAGCAAATTTGTATATAAGTATATGAAGCCGCTGTATGATGCTGCAATCATCGCAGCTGCTGATCAGGTTAAGCGGAAATATCCTGATTATCATTACGATGCGAAAGAGTTTGTGGACGCTTATACAGATAAGTATTCCGCCCGGTTCGTAACAAACAGCTCAGCAGATCAGATACTGGCGGTTCGTCAGCTGGTCCGCAGAGCGGCGAATTTAGGTGATTTGACAGTAGATCAGCTTGCAAGGGCAATAAGACCTGCTGTAGGGCTTACACGGCAGCAGGCAAGCGCTTATGCAAACTATCATGGTCATTTAATTAATAGCGGATTATCCCCGAAAAATGCACTGGATAAGGCACTGAGATACAGAGCACGTCAGCACCGGCAGAGAGGCTACACAATAGCAAGAACGGAGCTGGCGTTTGCTTATAATGATGCGGAGTACCGGAGCATTTTAGACGCACAGCAAAAGGGCTATATGGGGCATGTAGTCAAACAATGGTCTACAGCAGCGGATGAGAGAGTATGTCATATATGCAAAGGTCTTGATGGTATGCAAATTGAAATTGACGAGACTTTCCCGTATAAAACAAGGCTTCCGCATTACACGAAAGTAGTTCCTCCAGCGCATCCACGATGCCGGTGTGCGGTGATTTACATAGAGACAGCGCCTCCGGAGTATGGACCTGAGTTTTACGTAAGCGGAGCTGCTGCTGAATAAAAAATTTTATGGGTGATGCAATGAAAGCAATGACATATAAAGAACTGCTTCATAAAACAATCATAGAAAAGTTCAATCCTTATCACGATGCTTTAGGCAGGTTCACCGGGCCGGGAGGGGCAAGGTCCATGACATTCAGGCCGGGAGCAAGCAGGGCACATGATAATGCGATTGCTCGTGAACAACAGAGAACAAGTGAGATTTCTTCTCATAGATTAGGTGATGCTTCAGAAGTAAGCGCCGGAATACATAAGGTTAGATCCCAGGTAAGCAATACAGCAAAGCCATTACAGCGTGAATCTGTCGATATTGGAAAGATCATGTCTGAGGGAGGATGCGACCGGAAAACAGCGGAAGCAGCTGCAGCTGAGGCTAAGAAAATATATGACAAGGTTTCAGCAGCTGAACCGAGAATTACGTCTGACATTGTATCTGCGGTTGCAGAGAACAGCGGTAAAATGTATGGTCTGAATTTCCGTATGAAGCAGGAAACGTCACTGGGGCGTAAAATCGCAAAAGACGCAAAAGATGAGTACAATGGTGATTTAAAAGCAGCGGCTGCAGGTGTAAAGGATGCAGTCAGATATACAGCTGTATTTGAAACGAAGGACTTCACAGCCGGATACAATAATGTTAAAGCGTCACTGGAAGCGAAAGGTTATAAAGAGGACCGATGCAAAAACTTCTTTGCTGATTATGCAGAGTTTAATTCCATTCAGAAGGCCGTACAGTGCGTATACAGTGATAAAGATGGAAACAGGCTGGAACTGCAGTTTCACACATACGAATCACAGGGCGCAAAAGAGGTCAACCATCCAATGTACGAAAAGAGCAGGGCTGCAGGTATCGGATCGCAGGAAAAGGGCGTGCTCGATGATCGTATGAGGAATATAGGCGCTAATGTTCCTGACCCTGATGGTGTAATGTCTATTAAACGTCATAAGTAAATTACATAAATCGTATAATATAAATACGAAAAACGTATTTTATTTATGAAAATTGTGGTATAATACACGTACAGGGGTATAAACAGAAAGGAGCATGTAAATGGAAAAAGTAAAGTATTGGACCCGTGATCTTGATATATACGGGGAAATAGAAGTACGTCTCTATAAGATTGAAAACGGAATAGGGTATTACTTCAGATACGGAAAGTGGAATAAGCTTGATGGTCTTGCAGCAGAACTTATGTGGGAAGACTATTACGATGCTATCTCTGAAGAGGAAGCAAAGAAATTAATGGGAGGAAGCATGTAGATGCTGAATATAACAGCTGGTACTGATTTAGTCAGAAAGGCTTTCAAAATAGCATATGGAGTTCATAAAGATCAGAAGGATAAAGCGGGTATGCCGTATATTCTTCATGTACTTCATGTTGCGTCAAATGTTGGGGAAGATGAAAGATATATTGCAGCGGCGCTTCTTCATGACACGGTAGAAGAATCAGATATGACATTCGATGATTTAAGAGAAGCGGGTATCCCGGAAGATGTTCTGGATGCTCTTATTTTGCTTACTCACAAATCAGATGTTCCTTATCTGGAATATGTGAAAGAAGTCAAGAAGAATGATATAGCACGTGCTGTAAAGCTGGCGGATTTGGATCATAACATGGATATACGCCGATTGTTAGGTATTGGTTATGTATTCTCTGATTCAGATTATGAGAGAATGGAACAATACAAAGAGGCTGAAAAGTTACTTCGTATCATACGAAAACGTTATGAATAATTGAGGTGAACAATGGGGATAGAGTTTAGTATTCACAAATCTGAAGATGATAAGCGCCTCGTATTTGGCTGGGCAAATGTAGCTATACGCACTGATGGTACTCAGATTGAGGATCTTCAGGGAGATATGTTCGACCCGGAGGATCTGGAAGAGGCAGCTTATAATTATGTGCTTGATTTCAGAGATGCAGGGGAAGAGCATATTCCGTCAATGAGGAAAAAAGCAAAACTGGTAGAATCCGTAGTTTTCACAAAGGAGAAAATGGAAGCTATAGGAATTCCTCCTGGCATTGTACCGGAAGGCTGGTGGATCGGTTTTAAGGTCCACGACGATAAAGCATGGCAAAAGATTAAAAGCGGCGAATACAACATGTTTTCGATTGAGGGTCAGGGAATACGTGAAGAGGTCGTTAAATCAAAGTCAAGAAAAAGCCTGTCATTTCGTGAAATGCTGAGAAAATATAATCATAATCACGATCCGGCCACAGGCAGATTTACAACAGGAGGCGGTTCTGGCGGATCCGGTGGATCAGGTGGAAGCTCCGGCGGCGGTTCCGGAGAATCATCAAGAAGCAGCGGTTCAGGTTCTCATGGTGATAGCATTACTACAAGCTCAGGAATAAAATTAAGTAGAATCAGCGGGCAGGAAATGTGGGACAATGCTCACAAGTCATATGAATCTATGACCGATGAAGAACGATGGCGTGTAGGAATCGACGATCACAGCCCTGAAGAACTTGATAAAGAAGCAAAATGTTTTTCGACGCCGCATGGATCAAGTTTCGCTGTCAAGAATGACGGAGATATGATAAGTTTATGTAAGATGAAAGGCGATCCTGTAAGCGCCAGGGAACTAATCGAAGCTGCTATTTCAGCTGGCGGAACTAAAATGGATGCTTTTGGGGAACGTCTGTATCTAATGTATACGAAAAATGGTTTTGAACCGGTCAGTCACTGCAGCTTTGATGATGAGTTTGCTCCGGATGCATGGAAGCGGGCAAATGGTCTCAAAGAAGATGATACGAGCTGGCACGGAAAGTCTGACGGAGAGTTAAATGTCCCTCGTGAATCAATCGTATTTTACAGATATACAGGAAATAAAACTTCCCTGTCGTATGACGACTTTTTGAAGAATACACCTGTATCAGGAGATTATTTTGAAGCTCAAAAGGCGAGAAATGAGGCTATGAAAAAATGATAGAAAGAGGAGTATGTAGAGCAAATTCTACATTTGAAGAATTTAAAGCTGAAGTTTTCAGGGTACTGAGGACAGATTATATTAATTTCAAAAATCCGAATGAAGAGGTCAAGGCACTTTTGGAATCTGATGAAGTTGCGAAAATCATAAAAAAAGAGTATGAAAACAACGAACCTGCGCATATGACAGCCTGGGGAATTGACTTACTTTATTAGGGGTGAATCAATGGTAAATGAATATACATCTAAACTGGTGTTTCATATCCCGCATTATGCTTGGGAAAATGAATCGCTGGTAGAGGTAGATTACAAGAGTTTCAAGAAAAACTTCTGCGGCAGACTTTTAGATGAAGGCTTTACGAGCTGGTGTACTACATCGGCCAGAGGCTATTATAAAGGTCGTGAGGCTGAGGAAGAGCTTCTGACGCTGTTTTGCAATGATAATGCAGAAGCGGCTATATCGGCATTTAAAACGGCTGTATCAGAATCAAAGAGCATTCTGAGGCAGGAAGAATATGCTTATGAGCACAATGGCGTTTTATATGTTGGTGAGTTTTAAAAATTAATAAAAAAGGTGGACTGTATGAAAAACAGACGTGCAATGACATTCAACGAGGTTTTCATTGAAGATGTTTTGAAGTTCAATCCTTATCATGGACCTGACGGAAGGTTTACCGGTCCCGGCGGTGCTACATCATTCACTTATAAGCCGGGGCATGGTTCGATCTATGATAATGCGATTGCACGAGAAAAGGAACGTTCTGTAAGATCAGCGGTCAGCTCAGCAGAGAATAAAAACAGAAATCAGAGATTTGAGACAGCAACACTTATAAATTCAAACGGAGAAGTATTATTTGCAAAAGACGGAGCAAGCGACATGGTTCAGTTTACACCAGAAGAATGTAAACAGATGGCTGGCGCTATTCTTACGCACAATCATCCGTTGAACAGTATTTTCTCGGATGCGGATGTTACCTTAACAGTAGGACGTGATTTAAAGGAAATGCGTGCTACTACAAGAGATGGAACTCATGTTCTGACGAAAACGGATGATACGTTCCCTATGATGAAAAAGCTGTTCGTTGACAGCTACGAGCTTGCATACATGAATGCTGTCGGGAAGGCTCAGAACACACTGGATCAACGTGGATTCAGGGAAAAAATCGTTTCAGGCGAAATCACGCAGGATTACGCCAATAAAGAAATGACAAAGCTCATAACTGAGAGTGTGCAGGGCTTCTTACATAAAAACGCTTCTGATTTTGGTTACAAGTATTCATTTGAAGAGGTAGGAATGAGTAAGAGCATCACAAAAATTGAACCGCAGCGGAAGAGTGAGAATCCTTCAGATATTGAAAATGTAGGATTTTTACTGGACGATAAGGTACCGACTTATGATATAGGTCAGAAAATTGAATCAGAAAAGGAGTAGATACATCATGACATTCGATTTACCAGAAATCTGCTTCAGGTATAAAGATCAGTGGGATTTTAATGATCAAGGAGAACCAATTGCAAAACCAGGAGCACCGCAGGAATTAAAAGAAGCATTAGCAGCATTTAACAAAGAAATAAACGCAGCAGAAGCGGAACAGATGCAAGGTGTCGAGCCGCTTAAATTAAAATTTTAGAGGCTAACATGGTGAAAACATTCAAAGTTCTTCTTTATGATGAAATAAGAAAATTCAATCCGTATCACGGTCCAGATGGTCGCTTTACCGGTCCCGGTGGAGCGGCTTCTTTTACATACAAGCCTGGTCAGGGTAGGATGTATGATTTAGCGATTGAGCGTGAAAAGAAACGTACTTCTGGAGGAAGTTCCGGAGGAGGAAAGAGCGTAGGTCCTGATGGTGGATATAAAGACGGAAAGTGTACAGCGAAAACAGTTGAAGAGGCAAGAGAGTATGCAAAGCAGAAATTGGGCTTCGATCAGGTGGATTATAGCTATTCCTATATCGACCAGAAAGAAGGAAGACAGGTTACAGGGACCTTTGATATTGACACAATAAATAGTGTTAATGCAACAATCACTCAGATTCATGAACGATATCCGGAAATGGCTGGATACTTAAAGGTCATGGAAACATATGACTCCAATGCATGTGCAGCTGTTGTGCATACGAGTGGAGATTCAAAACCGCCTACCTTAAAGCTCGGAGCAAAGCACTATTCGCAGGGATTAGAAAAAATGTCCGAAATTAAGCGGCGGGATGCTGAAAGCGGTTTTCATCCGAAAAACTGCAATACTGCTGAATCTACAATCTGGCATGAATATGGTCATGTATACGGTGCTATGCAAAACAGAAAGCAGACATTTGAAAATTATGGAGTACCTAAAGATGCTCCTGATTTTCAAAAAATCGGAAACCATCTATTTGAGCAGGTCGTGAGACAGAATGCAGCAGAAAAATTATATCAATCAGGTAGCTTTAAGAATTCATATGGTATGGAAAGGCCGCATTTACTGGCTAAGAAAGTAAGCAAGTATGCGCAGAAGAATGCTTCTGAAACATTCGCAGAGGCGTTCGCATCCTATAACATGGATCCGAAGGTTAGAAACAAGTTTATTCAGGCTCTTATGGAAGAATCTGGCGTAAAAAAACGATATCCTTAAACAACAACAGCGGAGACGCTGCTTTTTTTATACCTAAAATAGCATAACAGATAAACATTTTTTCCTTACTTTCAAACTTGTCACGTCATGCAGAATAAGCGTCCGTTTTGAGCGCTTTTATTTTGCATGAATACAGAAAGAACAAATGTTTGTATTATTGCATAGATCCTATAAGGCGGGAAGGAGGTGAGAGAGATGGCAACAAAGCTGAAAAAGGTAAAGCTCACAAGCGTTGATTTTGTCAATGCGGGAGCAAATCAGGATGCAGATATTAAATTTTTCAAAAGTGCTGATGGAGGTCAGAACATGAAAGAAGAAGAGATGAGAAAGTCATTCTTTGATACAGTGAAGGATTTCTTCATAAAGAATTCAGGGGAAGACGACATTGCAAGCCTTGAAAAGTCTCGTATTGCAAAAGCAAAAGAGACGATTGAGAGTGAAAATGATCTTTATACATCAGTTCTGAAGAAGTCACTCGACAGTATCATCTTTAATGATGATCTGGACAGCGGCGAAAAGCTGGAGCTGATGAATAAGAGCCTTGTCGAATTTAATGAGACGATGGCCGATGCAGTGAACAACTGGTCACAGTTAGATAAATCAATTACAGAAGACACAATTAAAAAGGCTTATGAAAGCCAGAGCGGAGGAGGTGCTGAAATGGCATACAGGGTAAATAAGAATCTGCTTAATCCAGAGGAGCAGAAACAGCTGGAAACGCTTTTAGAAAAGTCAAAGTGCAAGAAGGCTGACGACATGGTTGACGACGATATGGCTGACGATGATGAGGTAATCGTCACAGAGGAGGAGACCGAAAAATTAGCAGGATGCGGGGGAGATAAAGTGAATAAAGCATTTGCTGGAGAAGTCGCAGAACTTAGAAAGACTGTAGCAGAACTCAGAAAAGCAAGTGAAATGAAGGAAATGCGAGAAATTGCGAGTAAGTATGCTCCGCTCGGCAGAAAAGAAGATGAGCTTGCAGAAAAGCTTTACAACATGAAGAAGTCCAGCAAGGATGCATACGATGAATATGTTGCCCTGCTTGATGAAAGTATGGGATTTATCGAAAAGAGCGGCATATTCGGTGAAATCGGAAAGTCCGGTGCAAATTATGGTTTTGGCGGCGGTTCGGTAACAAATAAGATTGAGAGTATCGCTTCTGATATTCAGAAGTCCGATGCATCTCTTTCCAGAGTAGAAGCAGTAGCTAAAGCTTGGGAGCAGCATCCGGAGCTTGTAGCTCAGTATGAAAAAGAGTACAGGGGGTAAATCATGGCTTACGTAAACACAGGTATCAGTACAGCCTCAACAATCATCGAAAAGGTTGGAGCTGAAGTTGCAACGGCTGTAGACATGAGAGGTAAGGCGGTGAAGTATGATACAAGCGGAAATGTAGTTCTTGCATCTACTGCAGGAGAATCCGTGATGGGTATTGCACTTCTCACGATTGATGAAGAGGTTAAGGCAGGTTCTGAGATTGACATTCAGATCAGAGATAATGGCTATGCTGTAGTCGGTGCTGCGGTGAAAAAGGGAGATCCACTTGCTGTTGATACAAACGGTAAGCTTGTAAAGGCTACTGATGGTCAGTTTGTTATCGCAACAGCTTTAGAGGCTGCAGCTTCAGAGGGCATTATCATCAGAGTTGCAATCACAAAGTACACAATTTAATTCCTGCAATATCATCATAATTAGGAGGTAAAGTATGGGAATCACACCAGCAAGCATTACTGCGCAGATTGCGAAGGGTGCTTTTAAACCAAACATTTATTTAACAAATATGAGCATGGCATTTTTCCAGGCTCAGTCAGACTATGTAGCGAAGTCTCTGTTTCCAATGCTTCCGGTACAGTTATCGACAGCAAGCTATTACATTTTCGAAAAAGGAGATTTAGCTCGTGATAATGTCAGAAGAAAGCCTGCGTTCGGGAAAGTCGATCCAGCTGTAATGAGCCAGCACACAGAAACTTATAAGTGCGATGTAGATCAGGTAATCGTAGGTCTTGATCAGATTCAGACACTTGATTTCACCCGTTCAAAGGCACCAGGAGTAGCGGATCCACGCAGAGCAAAAGCAAAATTCATTGCAGAGCAGATGAATACGCATCTCGACATCCTCTTTGCGGAGAGCTATTTCAAGAGCGGCGTATGGGCAAATGAGTGGACTGGTTCTACATCATACAGCGAATCATCAAAGACATTCGTGAAGTTTAATGATGACAATGGTGATCCAATTGCTCTGTTTGATAACCTGAAGAGAATTGTCAAGCAGAACGGACGCAGAACTCCGAATAAGCTTGGTCTCGGTATTAATGCATTCAATGCTTTAAAGAACTGCCCTGCAGTTGTTGAGAGGGTTAAATACAGCGGATCTACGGAAAATCCGGCCACAGTAAATGAGCGTGTAATCGCAGAATTACTCGGAATCAGTAAGGTAGTAGTATTTGAATCTACTTTCAATGCAGCTGCGATGGGTGCAGCTGATGATATGAAGTTCATCTGTGACCCTAATGATGCCTTACTGGTATATGCTACTGATACTCCGGCAGTTGATGAACCGTCTGCAGGCTATATCTTCACATGGGATATGCTTGGCGACGGTCAGTTCATGCCGACACTTCAGTATGAAGGCGAAGGCGGAACTCACACTGAGTTCATGGAAGGTCTTTTAGCTACAGACATGAAGAAGACATGTGATGAGCTGGCCGTATACTTACACGGATGCGTATAAGGGGTGATTAAATGTTCACAGCTCAGAAGTTCTGTAAGTTTGCAGGACAGGAATTCAGAATAGGCGAAATCATTCCAGATGAGCTTATTCATAGAGAGGCAATTCCACGCCTGAAAGCTTCAGGCATGATTGCAGAGTACAGCAGCGGTTCACTCCTTACCGCTGCTGGCTCTATAGATGGTTCTCCGGATGATATGATGGAAAATATACAGGTAGTAGTCCCTGTATTTAAAGATGATCAAAAAATCGAATGTTTGTTGGATGAGGAACAGATCGGAACCTGGGCAACGATTCTGCAGTCAAATGTATCTGATGCAGCGGATATGATCGCTTCAGTGGATGACGAGGACCTGTTGATGGTCATTCATGCGACTGACAGTAGAAAAGGAGTAAAAACGGCTGTAGAGGAAAGAGTAACATCTTTAAAGGCTGAAGAGGAATCAGAAGCAGCAGCTGAAGAGGAATCAGAATCGGCAGAGGAAGAAAATCCTGAGACAGAAGAGGAAGAATAAGAGGTGATTATATGCCGCCTACTTATACATATGATCCTGCAAATGTAAGCGAAAAAGGGAAAGACAGAATGAGGCTGGAGCTTGGTGATACTACACTTGCACCGGGAGAGCTTACAGCAGCTCTATGCGACGAAGAATACACGGCAATTATCTCTCAATATAGCAGCTGGAAAAAAGCAAAATTAAAGTGCTTGGAGGCTATATTGATGAGATTTGCGCATCAGGTCAATATCAGTCACGATGGGATGTCGTACTCTTTTTCATCAAGGGTGGAATTTTGGAAAAAGCTCTATGATGAAATGAAAACGACATCAAGTGTAGGCGTCCCTACAGCGGACCCGGCGTCGCTGCTCAATACAGCGGAAGGAGAACCAGCTTATTTCTGGCTGAATATGCAGACTAATCCACGGAAGGGCGTAGAAATGCCACGAAGGGGGAAGTAAGATGTTTGCTACACCGAATCTCGTACCGGGACAGGGTTTTCAGCTGTTTAAGATTTTCAGATCAGAAGGCGGATTAACAGATACAGGCAGACCAAAGAAATTGACATATCAGGCTACTGATGGTCAGTTTTACGGGATGCTTGTAAACGCCTCAGAGAAAGAAATAGAACAGGGAAAACAGAACGGTCATCCTGTGACGCACAAAATCATCTCATACAATGCGATGGTAAAAGCTCAGTCTACAGATTGTCTTCTTCTGGAAAACGGTAGGCAGTTTTATGTATCATCAACGCACAATCACGCAGACTTGAACGTTTTCATGTCATATATGGTTGAAGAACGAAAAGATCTCGTTTTGGCGGAGGTGGTAGAAGATGTCGATTGAATTTGAAGCATTCGTACAATCTTCGATAGAGAGTATAAAGCGCCAGATGGCAAACAGAGGCTACAGGGCAGCAAATACTCTTAGGAATAAGGCTGTAAACGAAGTTCTCAGAGGTCAGCGGCATGGTAGAAAGTACATTGTCCCTGGAACAGGCAGGATGCACTATAACAAACGAAAGCACACTGCACGTATTACTTATAAGTATTATACTGCATCTGCACCAGGAGAGCCGCCTGCAGTTCGGACCGGTGAGTTCCGTTTGTCGTGGCTTCCAGAAGTGGATATCACAGCAAATGGGAACTATTCTGTAACTTCAAAAATTGAAAGTGGAATCAAAGTTGGGAAAAATGGGTACCTGCTTGGAGATATTCTTGAAGAGGGAACCAGCCGCATGGCTCCACGTCCTTATAAAGAGAAAGTGCAGGATAAAGCACTAAATGAAATAGTGAATATATACAGCGAACCGTATACATGATTTGCGACCGACATTTGCGCCGGTCGCTTTTTTATATCTGAAAGGTGGTCAGTGAAATGATAGAAGCTGTGCTTTTGCAGCATTTACAGCAGCAGCCGGAGCTTGTGACGTTCTTATCTACATATGCAGGAAAAGCGGCTGTTTTTAATCAGGAAGCGCCGCCGGACACGGACCGGTTGTGGAGCAAAGAGCAATACGGACGGTTAGTGTTTTTTCTGAATATGCAGGATGATCCGGCACGAAAGATAAGCGGTCAGCTTGAAGTGGATCTGATTTGTAAAACAGGCGAACAGATACCGGAAGAAATTGAACCGTTTATCAAAGAGGCGATTGATGGTTATTTCTTTACATCCGATAAAGAAACATTTGCTGCGCAGTGGAGTGCTTCAAATTATTTCACTGAGCCTACTCAGAAGACGAATGGTGTAACTGTCATTTTCGATTTGCTTGCGTTCCCGTATCAGGAGACATGTGATCCGGACCCTGTACAGCTGATTAATAATTGGACAAAACAGCTTATGCCTACATGCAGTGTAATCGGACGCGACACGGTAGATGCTGTATTCAAGCCGGATGATGAGCGCCCGGCAGTGTACTGGAGGCAAACTGCAATAAGTAAGTGTTCATGGATACCGGACACTTATCATTGCAGCTGGCTGACATCTACGCTGCAGGGGCACATATTTACGGCTGAGCAGAATATCGCTCATGCGATAGCTCGAACGATAGAACATAAACTGACAATCGCAAAGCGGCTTATATTCCCCGATAATGCTCCGCTGATGGTTGACAGAAATATAAGACTTAATCTCACAACGGATGCTCTCAGGAACGGCCAGATCACACTGGATGCCACATACGGCATTTTGAACATCGAAGAAACGCCGCCGATCTTAGAGCATCTTTTTATTGACGAAAGGGAGGTTGCGGCTGATGGCAACAAAGACTGAGGCAAACGCTGAAAATGTCAAAAAAGAAATCGCTGCGGATACTGCAAAAGCAGTACAGGAATCGTCCTATTCGATTGATGAGCTTGTTAATTCCGGAGTGTTAGGCACTAAGCCTATCACTGCTAAAACGGCGCTCAGATTGGCAAATAAGGCGGAATTCACAGTGAAAGAAGCGAAAGAAGTTATAGCAGCTTTCAAGAAGGAGGCGAAATAATGGGTGTATTTTATACAGCTGGAGAAACAAAGGTAAGACCGGGTGTATATCAGCGCTATTCAAACGTTGGAGGATCCGTGATTGCAGGTGCGCTCAATGGTGTATGCGCTATTGTGATCCAGGCTGACTGGGGAACTTTAAACAGCGTTACTGTACATGAATCCTCTGCAAGTGTGAAGGAAACATACGGTACCGGAGGAACTGTAGATAAGGTGCTGCAGATGTTCAAGGGCGGAGCATCAAAGGTATATGTATGCAGAGTAGGTACAGGCGGTACGTCAGGTTCTGAGAAGTTGGGAGCTGTCACTGTATCGTCAAAGTATCCAGGGACAAGATCTCTCGGTGTAAAGATAGCAGTTGATCTCGTTGATTCCACTATAAAGCACTGCTACGTGCTTGATGGTGTAACACAGCTGGAGAAGTTTGACTTTGCGGCAAGCTCTACAGATGAAAGAGATGCTTTTATAGCTGCTGTTGCAAATTCGGCATACATTACGGCAACAGAGGAAAGTAGCGCCGGCACAGTGACAGGAAGCGTGACACTTACAGGCACAAATCCTACAGTCAATACCGAAAGTTATGAAGATGGTTGCTCCGCTCTGGAACCGTATGATTACAACGTTCTGGCATTTGATACAGCGACAGCGGCTTACAATAACATCCTTCAGACATACATTGACGAAATCTACAAAACCGGAAAGCTGATTATCGGCATTGTCGGAGAAGAAACAATCGGATCCGGAAAAGTAGATTTTGACACCAGATGCACACATGCAGCAGCATTTAACGATGAGAAGATCGTATATATGGGAAGCGGCTGGTATGATTCAGAGAATAATCTGATTGATGGTGCAGACGCAGTATGCTATGTAGCAGGTGTCATTTCTGCAACACCGTCTACTCAGGGAATTGTTCATACAGTAGTCAAAGGTGCTGTGGATACTGTTGATAAGCTCACTAATGCGCAGCATGAAAAGGCTATTAACAGTGGTATGCTCACCCTTTCTATTAATTCATCAGGCCAGGTTTGGTTTGATGCTGGCATTAATACACTTATCACTCCGTCAGCGGAGCAGGACGAAGGCTGGAAGAAAATAAGACGTGTAAAGACACGTTTTGAACTTCTGAACAGAATGGATGCATCACTGGCGCCAAAGGTCGGAAAGGTCAATTGCAATGCTGATGGCATCGCTGATCTGATTCAGACTGGTAATGGAGTTCTTGCTGCGATGTGCGCCGAAGGAAAAATCACGTCAAATTACAGTATTGAATGTGAAAAGTACAGTGGTGACAGCGCATGGTTCACAATCTCTGTAATCGACATTGACAGCCTCGAAAAGATTTATCTGCATTATCAGTTCAGATACAGCGAAGCATAGGAGGTGGAAATAGATGATTAATAACGCATCTGTATTAGATACAAGAAAGCTGATGACCGGGAAAGACGGTCGCTTATTCATAGAAATAGACGGAGAATCCACTTTCCTTGCAGAGGTGGATTCTTTTACTGTCACAATGTCTGTAACGAATGTTGATGCGCAGCCTGTAGGATCCATCCTCGTATATGGGGTAAACTCAGGTGTAAGCTATGCTATACAGCTGTCTGAGATGGTTGTAAGAGATGATCTTATTTTAAAGCCGCTGCTGGATAAGATTGCTGAAGGTAAAATGCCTACATACAACTTTCAGGCAGGCTCTGAGCGCTGGGATGGACAGGAACAGCGTATCACACTGAGAAACTGTACTCCGGACGGAGAATTCTCACTCGTGAACTTAGTTCCGGGTGAAATCATCAAGCGCACGCAGAACTTCCGGATCAATTCACATCCTGAATGGCTGTCAGCGCTGACATATGCATAAATTACCTATCTGTCGTTCAGATAAGGTTACTTAGAGCGTTCCGCTTAACGTGGGGCGCTCTTTCATTTAACGAAAAAGAAAAAAAGGAGTAAAAAAATGATCATGGAAAATGAAGAAAAGATGGATGTGACTGGATTATCTACAGCATCAAACAAGAAGGAAGCGGAATACGATCTTGTCAAGTCTCTGCTTGAAGCTGCAGACTTCCGAAACAGCGAAGATCTGATTACAAAAATTGAAATTAAACGAGCTGGAAAGTTCCTGTTTGAATTCCGTGTACGTCCGCTTGGTGATGAAGAGGGTAGAACAATCCGCAAAAAGGCTACAAAGTATATGCCGAATCCTAACGGGAAGAAGCTGCCGCCGATTGAAAAGGAATTTAATTCAGCATTGTTCCATTCTTGGATGATATATACGGCTACTGTGGAAGAGGATAAACAGCGAATTTGGGGCAATAAAACAGTCATGGAGAAATATGATTGTATGCAGCCTGTCGATATGGTTGATATTTTACTTCGCTCCGGTGAGAAGATGCAGGTTGCTGAAATCATATCCGACATAAGCGGCATGTCTGATGATGACGATTCCGTGGTAGTTGAGGAATACGCAAAAAACTCATAAAGGACAGTGAGCTGTCCTATTTGCTACATACCATTTTTCAGAATCAGGGGATAATGCCAGGAATCGTTATGGGATTAAGAACTCAGAATGATATAGTGCCTGCCGGCGAAAGGGCTTTTATGCTGGCATCCACGGCAAAAGCACTTGAAGAGGGCGGTACTCCTGTAAAACTTATAAATATGGTGAATTCGGAGGACAACAATGGCTGACAGAACTGTAGTAATTGATGTTGTCGCTCAGTTTGTAGATAAGGTAACTGATAAAGCAAATAAAGCAAGCAAAAGCATTAAGGACCTTGATAAAGCAAATGCAAAACCAAAAATTGATGCTGAGGACAGCAAATTCCTTAAAAAGGTAAGAGAAGCAAAAGCAAAAGCAGATAAACTTGGAAAAACAAAAGTATCAGCTGTGCTTAATGCTGTAGATAGAGCATCATCAAAGATTGGCGATGTATCAGCAAGCCTGAAGAAGTTTGCTAACAGGGGCTATAATGCTTGGTTGAATGTGAAAAACAGTGATGCAATGCAGGCACTTGGTAACGTTTCAAGCAGCTTAAAAAGCCTTGTCGGTCGTGCATGGAATGTTACGGTTGGACTGGTTGATAAAGTGACTGCTCCTGTCCGAAGTATGGTTGGAAGGCTTAATTCCGTTCTCGGCCTTGCAGGTGCCGGGCTATCTACATATGGTCTTGTAATAAAGCCTATCCAACTGGAAGTTGAGAATCAGGACCTTATGACCACTTTTGAGGTATTGCTTGGAAGTGCAGAGGCAGCGCAGCAGCGAATTGAAGAATTAACGAAGTTTGCAGGCCAAACTCCGTTTACTCGTGACGAGATATTCAAGGCATCACGAATCATGCAGGTATACACGAACGGCGCTCTTGCTACAGCGGATTCAGAGGGCGGTATGAAGATGGTCGGAGATATTGCTGCAGGAACGAATACCGACTATCTGAGTGTTGCTACATGGATCGGAAGACTGTACTCCGCTATGGAAGGTGGTAGGCCGGTCGGTGAAATGGCTGCAGCTTTGCAGGAAATGGGTGCTTTAAGCGCTGAAGGGCGAATCGAACTGGAAAAGTTAGCTGAAAGCGGAGCAGACATCAAAACAAAGTGGTCCGGCGTTACGCAGCTGTTTGAACGATTTGACGACATCATGTTAAAACAGTCTGATAATCTGGGTAATCTGCTTCTCGGTGTAAAATCATTCGTTACAAACAACTTTCTGAAGAAAATCGGGAAAGGATTGTCGGAAGGTCTTACACCGTTCCTGAAGAAATTCAGAACATGGAGAAATGAAAATTCAGATCTTATCAAAAGCATGTCAGAAGGTGTTGAAAAATTTGCTGCAACAGTATCTCAAAAGGCTCTCGGTGCCGTTGAAAAGCTGGCAAAGAGGTTTGATACTGTTGTGCGCAGCGATAAATTCAAAAATGCTGATACTGTCTGGGAAAAGATAGGAATTGTCTGGGATGAAGTAATTGCTCAGCCTTTTGATGAATGGTGGAATTCAAAGGGTAAAAAATGGCTGGCAGATAAAGCTCAGAGTATTGGTAAAGGTCTGGGAGAGGGTCTTACATACGGCATTGCCGGACTGTTCGGTATAGATGTTGGCGGCGCAATGTCAGACGGAACGTCAATAGGTGCTTCATTTGCTTCAGGATTTGTAAGCGGATTTGATGGTTCAAAGGTTGCAGAATCAATCTGGTCAGGATTCAAAAAATTCTTTAAACAGCATCCGATACTCGGACTTATGTTGGGCGGTTATGCAGTCAGCAAGGCAGCAAGCGGTATCAGCGGCATAATAGGTTTAGGAAAAGATATATTCGGTCTCGGCAAAGGTACTGTGAAAGGTATATCTGGAGCTGCAAGAGGGTTGAAAAGTATAGGGGAAACCGGATACTTGAAAGGTCTATATGCACTCGACTGGCTGAAAGGAACAAAGTTCGGCCCGTCTATATTATCAGCAGGATCTAAACTTGCCTCTTTAGCAAAGGTGGCCGCTCCGTATGCGTCTATTGCAGCTGGTACAGCTTGGGCTGTTAGTGATGGTTATAAAGGCTATAATTCAGCGGAAGACTGGCTCGGTAAAAAGCGTGGAGGAACGACATCAGGAAAAGTATCCGCAGCAATCGGAGGTGCTATAGGAGGTACCGGAAGCGGACTGAGTGGCGCTCTCAAAGGAGCTGGTAAAGGAGCTTTAATAGGTGCTGGTATCGGCACATTGATTGCTCCTGGCGTCGGAACCGCAGTAGGCGGAGCAATCGGTGGTGCAGCTGGAGCAGTAGGCGGAGCAATCGGCGGTAAAAGAATCTCAAATGCAGCCAAAAGCGGATGGGATAAAACGAAAGACTTTTTCACAGAAACTGTTCCGGAAAAGTGGAATTCGGCAATGGAGGCCGCATCTACTTTCTTCACCGAAACTATTCCGCAGAAGTGGGATGAGCTGATCAGTAATGCGACAACATTTTTCACTGAGACTATCCCTCAAAAGTGGGATGAGCTGATAGAGCCTGCAGCATCATTTTTCACCGAAACAATACCTGAAAAGTGGAATGAATTCACAGAAGGTCTTTATGAACTGATATTCAGTACAATTCCTGAAAAACTCGGTGAAATGTTTGGAAATGCTGAGGTGTTCTTCACGGAAACTATTCCTGAAAAATGGAATGAGTTCATTGACAGCGCATCGACGTTTTTTACGGAGACTATTCCGGAAAAGTGGAATGAGCTGGTTGATGGTGCAACAACATTTTTTACGGAGACAATCCCTGAAAAATGGAACGAACTTGTAGACGGTGCAACGACATTTTTCACAGAGACGATACCGGAAAGATGGAATGAACTGGTTGACAGCGCAACTATATTCTTCACGGAAACGATTCCGGAGAAATGGAATTCGATGGTTGATTCTGCAACGGTATTTTTTACAGAAACGATCCCGGAAAAATGGAACTCAATGGTCGATTCTGCGACGATCTTTTTCACTGAGACGATACCTGAGAAGTGGAATTCAATGGTTGATACAGCTTCAGCGTTTTTCACAGAAACACTTCCTGGCAAGTGGGATGAAGTTACTGCTTACTGGAACTCTGCTGCAGATACAATCTCATCTGGATGGGATACAGTGAAAAGCTATTTTATGGAAAAAGCGGATGCTATCGGTTCATGGTTCGATGATAAAAAGCAAGCTATACAGAATAAATGGAACGAGGTTAAAGACAGTTTCAGCAGCGGAAGAGAATCAGCAAAGGAAAGCAAAAAGAACAAAGCTGCCGGCGGTTTAATAAGTGGAAGAACGCTATCTTGGCTGGCCGAAGAAGGAACACCTGAAATGGTTATCCCACTCGGCAAGCACAGAAGGAAAAGCGCTTTAGAGTTGTGGAAACAGACTGGAAGATATTTAGGTGTACAGGAACACGCCTCTGGTGGTCTTGTAGGACGTGAACCGCTTAAAACATACAGACCGGAAAATAGCACTCCTGTTGTAGCAAGAAGCGGAGGAAACACTATAGAGGTCAATGTAGGAGGCGTTACGATTCAGATCAACGCTGAAAACGGACAGTCTATACTTGAATCTATTCAGGCTAATAAAGAAAAGATAGCGGATGTACTTGCTGGTGTATTTGGAGAGGTTATCTCTAAGCAGTTTGAAAACACTCCGCTGAAAGCGTAGGTGAGCTATGGATATTTATATCAAAGAAAAATCGGGAGACCGTGAGATACAGATACCGTGGCTTCCTGATGAAATCAATTTCCGCAGCGGTGGTACGCAGTTTGCTACATACAACATTCTTGATTTAGGTGATTTGGTGGTACCGAACGGATCAGGTCTCAGAGAATTCGCATGGACCGGTGTTTTTCCTGGTGAGAATCACTCAGACCTTCCGTTCCTGCATGGTGACTGGATAGATCCGAAAGAATATCAGATCATATTCTCAATGTGGCAGAGATACGGTACTCCGCTGCGGCTGATTGTCACTGACACGACGATAAATCATGATGTGTACCTGTCGGATTATAATTTCACATATTCCGGCGGGTACGGTGATTTTAATTACGATGTGACATTTACAGATAACCGGCAGGTGACGATACAGAGCCAGACGACGCAGAAAACAACGGAATCGAAACCGTCTACCAGTCGTCCTGCTGCCGAAACTCCATCGACATACACTGTAAAAAAGGGTGATTGCCTATGGAATATCGCAAAACAACATCTCGGCAGCGGCGCAAGGTACACCGAAATTTATAATCTGAACAAGGACATATTGAAGAATCCGAACACGATTTATCCCGGTCAGGTCCTGAAACTACCGTCAAAGTAGGGAGGAAGTCATGGAGCATTTAACACCTTCAAAAACAAATCCTATATACTCTGCGGCGGTAATATCAAGGAAGACCGGGAAACGGTATGCGATCCAGAGCATTAATTATCCGGAATCAAAATTTGTCACAGATCTATCTTTGGCCGAAAAAGACAAGCAGCTTGCACAGTCGGCACAAATCAAAATGATGAATGCCAAAACAGATGACGGGTACTTTTCCGGAATCATTGACGTTCTGGACAGAGTGTTCATCTATGCAAATGATGGTGAAATGTCTGATGAGGTATTCCGTGGTTTTGTATGGGAGCGGCCTTATTCCAGCAAGGTTGAAAAGGAAATCACGCTGACATGCTATGACAATCTCATTTATATGATGAAGTCAGAAATCAGTGAGTATTTTTCCGCAGGGAAGAGCACACAGGCGATTCTAAACACGCTTTGCCAAAAGTGGGGAGTATCACTTGATTTTAAGTATAAGTCTATTAATCATCCGAAACTTCCGCTGTCGGGCAATCTGGCTGATGTGATATTGTCCGATGTGCTGGACGAAGTGAAGAAGCAGACCGGTACAAAATATGTAGTGCGCAGCATTCAAGATAAAGTGACGGTAAGCGCTGTAGGATCAAATGATACGGTCTATGAGATAAAGAGAGCTGACGGAGCGGCTATATCAACGCACAGCACGGTATCAATGGATAACGTGGTTACTAAGGTCGTCATCACCGGATCCACTGATGATAATGACAAAACAGCAATCGAAGCTGTAGTGACCGGGGACACTGCAAAGTACGGCACACTGCAGCAGATACAGTCAAAATCAAAGGATACAACGCTTGCAGAGGCAAAAGCCGAGGCAAATACTACATTGAAAGAAAATGGGTCTCCAAAGCGTACCTATGAAGTCTCAGCGATAGACATTCCGTGGGTCCACAAGGGGGATAAAGTGAAAGTGGTAGCAGGCGATATGTCACAGATGTATATTGTCCTGTCAGTAACTCACAATGTTACTGAGAAAACAATGGATTTGGAGGTTGAGCTTCCGTGAATCAGAATAAGAATATTGAATCATTGGGCAGTCTGTTCATGGATCGAATAAAAAAGACAAACGGAGCAATGCAGCCGCTCGGCATCGAATTAGGGAAAATCAACGGTGATTTGTCTTTATCTCCAGACAGTTCGCCCGGCCCTATTCCAAAAGGTGAATACATGGTGTGCAGGGCCGTAAATCAGGGGGATGCCGACAGTGACTGGACGGTAACGGAAAATGATGGCTTGCACGATCACTCCGGAGGCGGTCACAGTCAGTATTCAGGGAGCGGGGAGCATACTCACACGCAGCAGGGACCGCACGTCCATCAGGTTAAGCTGCCTGAGACATTCCGGACTATAAAAGCTGGAGATAGGGTACTGATCTGCTGGGCTGGATATACGCCAGTGATAGTCGATATAGTATACGTCAGTTAGGAGGAATTCATGGAAAATTTATTTCCGGAAGGATATGAGGATTTAATCATAGAACCTGACGACACATTGTTTGCATCTCCTACAGGATATAAGCAGAGCGTGAACTACTCTGACGGTGATCTGTCTCGTGATGGTCAAAATAAAGTAGATACTGCAAACGGCCTTAAAGCGTGGGAGCAATGGTGCCAGAACTGCTTAGCGACTGAGAGGTACAGTAAGCCTGTTTATTCCACGGATTTTGGTATTGAGACAGAAGAGGCTATGCGCTGCAATGATACGAAAAAGGCTGAAAGCATCCTGACCCGTGAAATAAGGGAATCACTTGAAGCTGATCCTTACCAGCGGACAAAATCCGTGCAGAGTATCATTTTCGACTGGAAGGCGGATTCTCTTGAAGTTTCTGTGCAGGTACTCGGAATAGATGATGCAACGATAGATATAACAACTACGATAAGGAGGTGAGCGGCGTGGATGAAATGGTTATACCTTCATTCCTGCAAAATCAAAGCTTTGAAGAAAATTTAGCAGAAATGATAAGCGTTTTACCTGAAGACATTGACGTGTCGGAAGGCTCGCACCCTTATAACTTATTAGCGCCTACAGCGTATGAAAAAGCCCGGATTGCTGAATTTGTGCTGGTAGAGTGCATAAAACTGATTTTCCCGCAGTTTTGCGGCGAATATGATGATTATGTTGATTATCATGCGCAAACGTGCGGAATCACGAGAAAAGCTGCAGAGAAAGCGACAGGAACGGTCACTGTTACCGGAACAGCCGGCACAGAGATTGAAGATGGTACCGTTTTTTCTACAGTAAGTATTAACGGATCGCCGGCGATAGCATTTCAATCAACAGAATCGGCAATTATAGGAACTGATGGTACGGTTGATATACCGATTGAAGCGGTAGAAGCCGGAGCATCCGGAAATGTATCAGCCGCAACTATTATCTTGATGGAAACACCGCTGCAGGGCGTGACGCAGATTGCGAATGCAGAAGCGACTGATGGTGGACTTGACGAGGAATCCTCGGAATCTCTTATAAGCAGGATTGCTGAATACGAAGCTTCCCAGGGTGAATCATTTGTTGGGAACATTGGAGATTATAAACGCTGGGCGCTGGAAGTACCAGGAACCGGAGGAGCACAGATTATTGATGCACAGGACGGATCCGGTCTTGTGACGATCATACTCACTGATGCATACGGAGAGCCAGCGACTACAGGAGATGATCTATGCAAAGCGGTATACAATCATATCATGTCTCCAGATGATCCAGAATCAAGACTTGCTCCGTGTGGAGCGAAACTATCCGTGATCGGACCGTCAACGATTACTGTCACTATATCAGCTACAGTTAATATTGATGGTGATACAACCACAATCGGTACTGTATCAGAAAAGTTCCTGAGCGAATTGAAATCATATCTGATCGAGGCAGCGGACGACGGGAATATCGTATATACCAAAGTCGGCAGCATCCTGTCTCAAATCAGCGGCGTTAAGGATTACAGCAGTCTTAAACTTAACGGCGGAACATCAAATGTATCTGTTACATCCGGATCTATCCCGCAGACATCCGCTGATAATATCACATTGACGGAGGCATAGCATGTACTGGACCGACTTAATGAGCAAAATCCTTACATCGGTGATGGCTCAAAAAATCGTGAATGAGGTTGCACCGGTATACAGTGATGCGTATGTTGCATTGTGGCTGTTTCAATCAATCGGGCTGTCGCTTGATGAGGTTGAGGAATGGATGGATGAATATAAAAAGCAGATCATTCCGCAGACTGCTACATGGTCGCTTGATATATGGGAAAAGAGATACGGCCTGACTACAGATACATCAATGTCATATGATCAAAGGCGGAAACGCATAATCCTGCAGATGTCAGATGGACATAGACCTATGAATTGCAGGCGGCTGGAACAGATTATAAGCGTCATCGCCGGAGCAGATGCAAGAATAGAAGAGTACACCGGCAGTAATCAGTTTACCGTATATATATCCTCAGTACCTACGTTGATTAATGAGGATAAAGTGCGTGATACGATTAATCGGGTGAAGCCGGCACACTTAATATATGAAATTGAATATGAAGAAAGCGCTGGTGATGGTCGAATTTATACAGCTGGTGCAGTACAAACATATAAGGAAATCACGCTGAAGCAGGTATAGGAGGGCACAATGTTCGATAATTTCTACGCCACAAACAAGGGCAATGAATATATGGCAAAGTCGCTCACCGGGAAAACGCTTGAAATCACCCGTGGAGCGTTCGGTAGCGGAGAGCTGCCGGAAGGACAGAATATTACGTCTCTGACAGATCTCGTAAACGAACTTGGTCCGCTGATTATATACAAAAAATCAGCGACATCAAATACACTGACTGTCACTACAGAGTTTTCCAACAAAGTTGACGGAATCATACTTACACCGTTCAATCTCATGGAAATCGGTCTTTATGGCAAGATGAAGAATGAAGACGGAACATACGATTCTGAGTGTCCGGAAACACTCATCTTTTACGCCAATGCTCTGTCAACTACGAAAGCTGATTACATTCCTGGAACGCTGACAGAGTTTATCATTAACTTCCCTCTTGTCGTATCGTCGTCTCAGAGCATTACTGTTACGCTGTCAGAAAGTCTGGCGTATCCTACTATGGCAGAATTTAACAGCAGAGTTGCATATCTGGCTACTTCTGGCGGAACCGGAGCGGCGCTGACTGCAACTCTGGAAGACGTAACGCTTACTGATGGTATGATGCTGCATCTGAAGCTGTCCGAAGATATACAGTCGGATGCAACTCTGAGCATTAACGGCGGTACAGCAATTCCGATCTACACGATGGATGGTGAGGCAATCACTGTCGGCGCTGTAGCTGGATCCTATCTTCCGTTGACGTATAATGCAGAAGCACAGGCATGGTATCTGACCGGTGGAGGCAGCGGCACAAAGATAGTAATCTGTACCAGGGATGATGCCCCGCCGGTTTCAGAACGTACAGAGGGTACAATGTATTATATTATCGAGGCTACAGAGCAGACAGAGGCATCAACCAGACTTGCAATGGGACCTAACTTAGCAGCAAAAATAGATTAATCGCAGCAAGGAGTTTTTTATAAATGGCAATAAGAGACATAGTACCTATTGAACTCATAGACAAAGAAACGGGAGAAGTTCTTAAATATGTAAGCCCACAGACAGAGGCAGCCGCAGTCGAATTCGAGGACGGAGAGACACTTGACAAAAAAATTGATGATATAAATAATACGAAAGCTTCAAAGGAGGAACTTAGAAAAAAAGCTGATGAATCAACATCAGCTGCAGTAGTGCTTGCATCTGAATCCTGGTCCGATAATGCACAGACGGTACAAGTAGAAGGAGTGACAGCTGATAATAACATTTTTCCTTCTCCTTCTGGCAGATCTTCAACTGAAATATGGGCAGATTGTAAAGTGTTATGCACTGGGCAAGGAGATGGAACTTTAACATTCACATGCTCAGAAACGCCAACTGATGATATCAATGTTTCGGTGGTGATAATCGGATGATTATTAACAGAGTAATAGGCGGAAACGGTGGAGAAACTGCAAGCATATTTATAACAGGATTGTCTGAAACTGATACAGTAACCGCTGTAAATCCATCTGGTAATACAATTTCGGCTGAATGGGACGGAACTGCATGGGTATTTGCAAAGCTAAAAGAATACGGTACTTACACTGTGACAGCTACAGACGATACAAATACAGCAACGCAAGATGTTCTTATTGATGTGGCTACTCAGTATGATATTGAGATGAATTATTTTGATGGGAAATTGTATTGGCTCGGCGATTCGATTGATTCGATAACTGGAGGTTGGCAAACATTAAAAGGTGGTAAATCCGAATCCACATCAAGCTATCCATACATATATGCAAATATGGAGGAACGTGAGGATTCTCTATATTGTGTAATGTCATCCAAAGGTCAATCTATTTTAACAACAGTAAAACCAATATCAATAGAAGAATTCAGTACGTTAAATATTCAGTTTTCTGCTGTAGCTTCTGGAGAAACTTTAGGATATATTGATGTGTCTATAGTTGCAGCGGATTCTGTTGAAGATAATATGTTGTGGAATGTACTTGGAGATGATTTTATTATTGCAAAAACTGGATGGAACTTAGGGCAATCACTTAATATATCGAATAAAACTGTATCATTAGATATAAGTAATATAAGTGGGAAATATATAGGTATATTTCTTAGTAGATATGTCGGAAGTTTAAATTTCACTCTCCACAAGCTGTGGATTGAATAGGAGGTGTAGTCTATGATAATAAACCCAATATCGTTAGGTTGTAATGGTTTACTTCCAGAAATCATAGTAACAGCACCTTCTGGCAGTACACTCGATTTGATGCAAGGAAGTGTGGTATTACAGACTTGCACATTAGGAAGTTCAGAAACACAACATACTTTTACAGTGAAGAAAACTGGCACTTATACGGTTCGTGGAACAAACGGAAGTAACACAGCAAGTGTAGAAGTAAGTGTTGATGAAATAGGTCAGTATTATGTTGAAATGACTATTGATAAAGGGAAACTGTGGCTGTATAAAGATGGTGATGAGTGTGAAGATGTTACTGGTGGTTGGGGTTGGTGTTGGAAACTCTCAACTTACACAAATGGGTTTATAACAAAAAACGCAGATAACATAACTTTCGGTGAAGAGACCGATGGGTATGGAAACTTATTTCTATTCACATCTAACTTGATTGATATGTCAAGGTATAGTACATTGCATTGTATTATGGACGTTACACACAGCTACCAATCTAATTCAAGTTATCCGAATGGTGTTGATTTATATTGCTCACCAAATGAACAGACACAAGGAGGTCAAGTTTCCTTATCTGACGATGCTCCACACTATGGTTATTTTTTAAGTAGTGGTGAAACATTTAGTGGTAAGGAACTTGTTCTCGATATTTCAGATGTAAGTACACCTATGTCAGCACTACTTTATGCGTTTTCATTTTCTTTGGGTGCTGACAAAATTACTGCTGTATTACATAAGATGTGGATTGAATAGGAGGTGACAGAATGAAATACAAACCAGAATTAGGTATTATTGGTAACATTAAATTGTTGTTTACCGAAAGAAACAAAACAAACAATAATGTCTTTAACAACAAAGCAACAGCAGATGCAAACCACGAAGAATCTATAGAAGGTCTTTGCGAGATTGCTGAAATAGCATCAGACGAAACCGATGCAAGCACGGAACTTGCAGAAATGGTTGCAGAGTTATATGAAGCAGTTGCAGAGTTAGGCGATATAGTCGCATCAAAGGAGGTTTAGACTATGGTAAAGATTTATGTAAGAAAAATTAAGGCAGGAATGTTATGGTCAAAAGTTCCATCTCTTTGGAGAGCAGACGTGGTTTCCGAACTTGAATCGGAAGGTTACACTTGCAATGAAGATGGAACTGTGACAAAGGTAGAACCTGTGGAAGATCAGACAGAAGTACATAACATTTAACCGGAACAGCGGCAGAAAAATACTGCTGTTTTTTTATGCCCTGAAACAAAGAAAGGTGTGGTGATATGAGTAGAAAGCTCTTTCAGCAGGAGGATGCAAGTGGGAATAAATATTGTCCACTCACGAGGTCCACCGCCGTATATATGGAAAACGGCGATACTTTAGAGGAAGCCATGACCAAAGTAAACGGTAGTGGCTATGAACTGGTAACGTATACGGGGACAGGTGAAGATCAGAGCGTGACGCTCGACTATAAGCCTATATGCGTGATTGCATTCACGCAGGGTCAGGTTTACCCGTATATTCGTACTCAGAGTGCTGGAAACAATGTAGGAGTTTCTTGCATCACAATAACGGACGTAGGTTTTGACGTAACAGCAACTTTATCAGCAAGCGAGACATTGTATTCAGCATTGGTTTTCAAATAGGAGGAAAACAGTGCTTACAATTTCTTCAAATGACATTTACAGAGGAACAGATCAGGAAAGGTGTATTACTGATGATTTTGATGCTATTGAAGCAGATATAGCTGAGATTCAGGAAGCACTTGCAAATGAGGTATGTGGAACATACGTCGGTGATGGTAAGACATCTCATTTCATCGAATTAGGATTCACTCCAAGTGTAGTATTTATCATAAGAGAAGATGGCATGGTAGGTGATGGAAAGTCGGTTTTCGGCGGAATCATCACCGCAACAAGCCCGATCAAGGCTGGTACGCTGACTGCAGCTCAGATTTCAGATAATGGATTTACTGTAAACAGCTGTACCGGCAGCGGAGTAAACACGTCAACTTATACTTATAGATTTTACGCAAAATAAGGAGGGAGCCTAATGTATTATTACGCATATATCAATAGTGACAGTATCGTGCAGGGCGTGTATGCGCTGCCTACAGAAATTTCAGGTGAAGGATACATACAGATTACCGCTGAGCAGTATACCAGCGGAAATATAGTTGGAATGTATTACGATGCAGAGACCGGCGAATTTATAGAAATGAGTTACTGGTACGCTGTACTGGATCCACAGGACATCTGCTGTAAGATTTACAGGTCAACTACTGTTTTGACACTTACAGACGTGACAGACATGGTAGAAATATCTGAAAATACTGATTGTCTCGGGAAGCACTATAACAGGGTTACACTGGAATTTGAAGCAGCTTCAGAGGCAATTACGCAGGCTGAGGCTGATTTACTCTATGCAGGATTGAATCACACTCATAGCGGATATGCTGATGTGAATCATATTCATTCCGAATATGCTGCAGCAAATCACACTCATACAGCGGCGGATGTAGGAGCAGCTGCGGAAGATCATACTCATACCGGTTATGCTTCATCTGATCACACACATACGGCTTCTGATGTAGGAGCGGCTGCAGCAAATCATACGCATGATGGATATGCAAGCAGCACGCATACACACGGGAACGCTACTACTACAACAGCTGGTTTTATGAGTGCCGCAGACAAAGAGAAGCTTGATGGTATTTCTGCTTCAGGCGGAGAAGGAATGACACCGGCTGAGGTGCTTTCAGCTATTAAGCAGGTTGATGGTCCGGACAGCGGACTGGATGCGGACACTGTAGACGGGAAACATGCTTCTGAGTTTGCAGCGGCTGAGCACTCTCATACAGGATATGCCCAGGAAAATCATACTCACACAGAGTATGCAGCTGCAGAACATACTCATACAGGGTATGCCGCAGCGGACCACAATCATGACGCTGATTATGCTCCTATAAGTCACAGTAATAATACGCTGATTCATGTTTCATCAAGCGAAAAGGAAGCGTGGAATGGTAAAGCTGATGGAGATCACACACATTCAGAATATGCAGCTGCTGATCATACGCACAGCGCATATGCGGCAGCGAATCATACTCATAGCGGATATGCCGCTTCTGGACATACACACACTGCTTCAGAGGTAGGCGCAGCGTCAAGTTCTCATACACATTCTCTTTCAAGTTTGGGAGCCGCTGCAAGCAGTCACACACATTCAGAGTACGCTTCGAGCAGTCATAATCATGACAGTGATTATCTGCCGGCTGACGGAGATGTTGATGTGAACGGAATCTTACGTGTAAAAGGCAATCAAATGATTTATGTCGAAGAATCATCTACAAAGAGCGTGACTTTCGGCACTAACAATGCAACTGGCGGAGTGACAATTGCTGCCGGTTCATCTTCTGATGTTGTTATTAACGGCGCAAACTTAATGGCTGCAAATGTAATGCCACGTAACAGCGGCAATTTTGACATCGGAAGCTCATCATCCCGCTGGCAGAATATTTATCTGAAGAATCAGCCGAGTGTATCATCTGATATAAGGCTGAAGAAGAATATTAAGAGCCTTCGGGAAGATCGGAAGAGAATGTCTGATTTTATCGGCGGCCTTGATGTGAGCAAGTACCAGTATATCGACGATAATACGGACCGTGAGAGAATCGGTGTCATGGCGCAGCAGCTTATTGATACGGATCCGGAACTGGCTCAGTATTTTACTGACGTTGATAAGGACGGATACTTCTCTCTGAGGGTTGCAGATTTAATCTTCCCTGCAATCGCCGCTATCCAGGAATTGCAGGCGCAGGTACAGTAAAAAAGAGGGATCGTCTCATCTGAGGCGGTCCCTTAATCTATTGAGGGGGATCACGATGGAATGGCTGGTAGTAACGGTTATTATTGCACTGTTCGGATTCGTGGTAGCGGTAGTAACTCCGCTACTCAAACTTAATACAACTATAGTTAAATTGATGGAAAGCATGAATAATCTGTCGAAAACTCTCGATGATTTTAAGGACAAAAACACAGAATCGCATCGGAGAATCTGGGAACATGAAGAAAAGCAGGATGAAATCCTTTCTGATCATGAGACACGGATTAAACTAATTGAGGGGGATAAATAATGAAAGCATGGATAAAAGCAGCAGGCATAAGAGCGATTAAAACAGTAGCACAGACAGCTGCAGCGGTTATCGGAACTTCGGCGGTAATGTCAGAAGTAGACTGGATAATGGTAGGATCTTCTGCGGCGCTTGCAGGAATACTGTCTCTTCTTACATCGGTAGCAGGCTTGCCGGAACTTGATAAATAATAGTAGAAGAAAGAAGGAACTTTACAATATGGCAAAAAACATAATTGACGTAAGTTCGCATAATGGAGCAATTGACTGGACCAAAGTAAAAGGCAATACTGATGGTGCTATTATCAGATTAGGCTATAGAGGATACAGCAGCAAAGGTACGTTGAAAACAGATGTAAATTTCGTCGCAAATATAAAAGGAGCGATCAATCAGGGTATACCTGTGGGCGTCTATTGGTTTACAACAGCCATTTCAAAAGCTGAGGCAATCGCTGAGGCTGACTATGTTGCAGAAGCACTTAAAGGATATAAACTCTCATTCCCGGTCTATTTAGATTCGGAATATAGCAACAAAGACCATAACGGGCGATCTGATAATCTGACTAAAGCACAGCGTACAGCATATGCAATCGCATTCCTCGAAAGAATGAAGGAACTCGGATTTGATGTGGGAGTTTATGCATCTGATTCATGGTTCGTAAGCAATCTGGATCTTTCTCAGCTGAAATCATATAGCTTATGGGTAGCTAAGTACAGCAGCAGCAAACCAAAATATGTATCTGGCTATGATGGCTGGCAGTACACATCAGAAGGAAGATGTCCCGGTATTAGTGGAAATGTAGATAAAAGCTATATTTATAGAGACTTTGTAAAAACGGGGGTAGAAGCAATGGACGAAAAGCAGTTAAAAGAGTTAATCAAAAATACAATTAAAGAAGAACTTGCGGGCGCAAATACGACTACCAGTGCAAGTTTATCCGCAGAATTTGAAGAGGCTAAGGCAGCTGGTATCACAGACGGATCACGTCCTGGTGGATACATGACCCGTGAGCAGGGCGCTGTCATGGCTCTTCGGGCTGCTAAAAATCTTAAATAGCATCATAAACACACGAAACGCACACTTGACGCATATAACAGCGCCGGGTGTGCGTTTTTTTGATTTATTATTCCTTATCCTCTTCATATTCTAACAGATCTCCAGGAGTACAGTTGAGCGCCTTGCACATCAGATTAAGGTTATTCATGGAAATCGTCTTTGCCTTTGATTGAGAGTATTCAGTCAAGGTTGGATGTCTGATCCCTGTAATTTCGCACAATTCCTTTTGCGTCATTTCAGCGATTCCGAGCTGCCTCTTTAGCTTAATTTTTATCATCTATGTTTACCCTCCTTTCACACCAGTATAATACGCTTTACGTAATTAATCAATACATTATTCGTTTTGAAAAATTACGAAAATCGTAAATAAAATACGAATATCGTATTGACATATTACGATGTTCGTAATATTATAAGAGTACGGGCAGGAAAGCCCGAAAAAAAAGATTCTCAGTGAAGGGGGAGTAAAGACATGACAAACAGTCAGATTATTGAAACGGAAAGAGCATTACACGGTATCACTTGTGAGGTTCACACGTTCGCAGCCTGGAAGCAGATGGGTTATGTGGTCAAGAAAGGTGAAAAAGCCGCTATCTGCACACAGCTCTGGAAGAAAGTTAAGACAAAGGCGAAAGAAGAAGGCGAAGATCCGGAAGAAAAGTTTGTTTTAGTGAAAAGCTACCTGTTCACTGAGAATCAGGTAGAACCGATAAAATCGAAGAAATCAGCGTAAGACAGGAGGAAAATCATGAGAGCATTACCTATAGACGTATACAGAGAAAATAGCTTAGGAGACTGCACGAATGGCGGAATCAGTAGCGTATATGATCGACTTCTGCTGCTGTGTGAAGATGGTCAGGTTGAGATAGATCCGGAAAATCCGCCGGAAAATCTGGTTAAAATCGTCGAACGTAATCTGTTCGGTAGGATACACAAGCACATTGAGCCTGTAGCAAGACCAGAGGGAGCCGGATGGATGTACGGAGGAAATATCGCATGTACGAGTGACAGCCGTTTTAATTCTGACTATCCACTTAAAATTCACGATAGACAGGAATCCTGGGAGCTTTACGAATCCATGAGTGATTAAGGAGGAAGAACTTATATGGACAAAATCAGGAATTATGTAGAAAACGCCCGTGCTGCCGGTCTCAAAGTTGAGCGCCGGCACGCCAACCGGCTTGATTACCTGTTCATTCATGAGGCAGATGGATGGGTAAGCGTCGTAGAGACAGCAGGAGGCGATTACAGGGCCGTTATTCAAGCGGCGGACGTAGGACATGCCGAATCGTATATAGCGATGATAGAGCCGCTGACAGTGCCTGTACAATTCATATAACAAGGAGAGATTCTTATGAAATTAAAAGATATTAGAGAGTATATTCTGTGCGAAATAATCTGGTTATTTGATCGAGCTGGAAACATAATCGACCGGGTTGAAAATCATTCATCTACTGAATATGACGAATACAAAGTCATTTCAATAGATGCGTCAGATGATGAAATTGAAATTGTAATAGAGTAGGAGGAATTAAGAATGGAAAGAAAGTATTATGAGATCAATGAAAATAGCGCAAGACTGGCAAAGCAGATGATGTCGTTCAATGATTATGTCATGGGTAGCAAGACAGCGGAATATAGATCTGCTGTGGACAAGGTCTATGATCTGGCGGAAAAGGCAATACAGGTAAAGCCGAGAGCGGAGGAAAGAATCATTGGGCTTGCGTACAGATACGCTGCTAAATTGGCTGAATGGTATAATAAAGAATCCAGTATCGGATGCATGTGCCCGTCAGTAATGATCTCAGGAGCAGGTAACTTCCCGGTCCGTAAAAAAGAGAAGCAGAATGCAGCATGGGAACGAAACATGCAGTTTCTGAAGGACATTGAAAAATATCAGGACAGAATTGTGCAGATTATGACAGGGAAAGAGCCTATCATGGATGGTGATGCGGATGCAATTGAGCGCCTGAGAGACAAGATTGAGGGTCTTGAAAAGTCTCAGCAGCTCATGAAAGATGTAAACGCATACTACCGTAAACACAAGACGCTGGACGGATGCGAGCTGTTGCCTGCTGACCAGATCGCAAAGCTGCAGGAAAGCATGGCGGAAAGCTGGCATCTTGAAGATAAGCCATTCGCCAGCTACTCACTGACAAATAACAATGCGAATATCCGTAGGCTTAAAAATCGCCTGAATCGTCTGGAAGATGCAAAAAGTCAGGAATCAACTGAAACAGAAAATGAGTTCTTCCGTGTAGTAGAAAATACAGAGATCATGCGTGTGCAGATTTTCTTCGACGAAAAGCCGGAAGCGGATGTTAGGGACATTCTTAAAAAGAATGGGTTCCGGTTTTCTCCGAAAAATAACAATGCATGGCAGCGTCAGCTGAATAACGCTGGACGGTATGCAGTTGATAGAGTAATAGCAGAACTGAAGAATATGTAAGTAAAAAAAGTGGTCGTTTCCAGGTCGGAATGACCACTTTTTAAATCTGTAAAGCTGATGTATAATTTGATAAAATATGGAATAATTATTCAGATTAATATACATTTTGATTTATAGTAAAATTTCCAAAACGCATCATAAGTAATTGTCAAGAACTATCTATAAGTTACAAACAAGTAACAAATAAGAAGCGAAAAGCCTTTAAGAATGGCTTATTTTCAACGTTTTCATTTACTTATGGTATAAAGGCGAAAATACATATCCAATAAAATTTAAAGAACAAAAAATACGGCTGAATCCTACAGAAACATGAGTTTTTGCAATGGTTTCAGCCGTTTTTTGATTTTATTAAAAATCCCTAAAAATGCCTTAAAATCCGATACGTAAGTAACAAACAAGTAACAGATTAACCGTGATTTACAGGTCCAGTTTATCAATTTCTTCGATTAAATCTTCTATAAATGCATGTGTATAAATATCCTGTGTTATGTCTTGCGCAGAGTGCCCGATTATCTTTTTAAGTAGTACAGGATTTAATTTGCTGGACGCTGCGTATGTGGCAAAGCTATGACGACATTCATGGGCTGTGTGATGATAAATTTTTAGAGTATCACACAAGAGGGTTAAAATTTTATCGGAATATTGCTTATAAGTTATTCTATTTCCATTTGAAGCAGTGAAAATGTACTCATCATCATTAAGATCCGCAATGCGTTTTTCAAGCAGCGGTATAATTTTCCTGTGAATCGGGACGATACGTTTAGCAGCTTTTGTCTTTGTCCCTTTCAGGTCGATCCATCGCTCATCTACATGTATGTCTTCTTTTTTTAGGTCCAGGAGCTCGGAGATTCTCACTCCTGTATAGATCATTATTAACACGGAATCTACCATCTGAAGACCGTAGAGTGCGTTATTGGACTTGCTCCGTGGCGTATGTTTGTAGTCCAGATTATCCCACAGCACCTGGATTTCATCACGGCTAAATGGAACCTTCTCCTTAGATTCTTTTTCGGATGATATAGTGACAAATTCTGCGTAGTTTTTTTCACATATATCATTTTCCATTGCAAACTTATATATGGCATTGAAAAGCTTTATTATATTTGCCTGCAATGATTTTGACTTATCCGCATGGTCATCTATAATTTTTTGCATATGGGCTTTTCTCAGCTCACTCATACGGATGTCTTTTATCTCATCGCATTTTTTGTAAGATCCTGTGTATCCTGCCCGTGCAGAATCCTTCATTTTTGAGAATTTTTCTTGCAATAGAATTTCGTACACGTCTCCAAAGGTTGTATTTCTCTTATCAATGTCATACGGAGATTTATTGTAGTCAGCAAGGGCGATCATGGCCTCCTGGCGGGTAGCATAGTATCCGATAGGCTTTTGTATCTGCTTTGAGCTAAAGTCTTTCTGTCGGTCAATATGGGCCTGATACTGGATGCTTACAGCTGCGTAAAGATCATCATCAATCACACCCTTTAAAAATGCGATATCCTCAATTTTGCATTTTTTGGCCGGTTCCCAGCCTGTAGTAACAAATACTGCGTATGGTCGCTTGCGTTTGCCAGATAGTTTCTTTATGCCTCCAAATCCATTCGGATTGCGCATTCCAATCACTCCTCTTAAATCTCCGAGAGCTGCAAAGGCAGCTCTGCGGAGACAGTTGTTTATTCTATTTTGATTGATACAAGAGTAGGGCGGTTTTCTGTATTACCGTCCCAGGAGTAGACGATCACAAAGTTACTCCGGATTTGTGCGCCAAAGCTGTTCTGGGCATCTACCCATGAAGATACAGTGTATGATGTTCCGTTCTTTTGAATATCCCATTCATTGGCATCTAAAATCGTTCCCGGGAATTCCGCTGATTTTGGTGATTTTAAATTAGCCTTAACATCTTCTTCTGCGTAGGAAGTAAGCCAGGTGAACTCCGTTGATGTGACTATCCTATTGCTTACCTGCTCCTGTGCAGCTCCGTCTGAATAGAATACGATGGTGCCGCTCATAATATTATTTACAGCTCCATTTTCAACAGTAGCGACAAAGTAATAATCTTCATAAGTAACGGTATATGAACCGTCGTTGTTATTTGTAATATCATCAATATCATCTATTCCTATAGATGCATACGCCGCTGCCAGATTTTCATATTCAGAAACATCAATCCCTAACTTTTCAGCCTCTTTTTCAGCATCACTTTTTTGAGTAGCTTCTGACTGTTTCGGATTGTCCGCCTGCGCATCATCAGCCGATGATGGTTCATCGCTATTTCCTCCACATGATCCGATAATAAGGAATAAGAGAATTACAAGTATGATTGCAATAATAAACTTCTTTTTTCTCTTTTTTGGCCTTCCATTCGTCAACGGATCTGTAGTAGGTGACAGGTCAACATTATTATCGACAGGCGCTCCGCAGTTGGGGCAAAAACTCACCTTCTTCTTAATCTTCTTCCCACAATTGTTACACTTCATTTTTTCTCCTTTCATTTCAGTAAAAAACAATAAGTACAAAAGTACGTACTAACTATGTTCATTAAATATTCAAATTTTAATCTGAAATTCAATTGAAACTTCACAAAAGTCTAATATATAATTACAATGATTTCATTTTAATCACCACCTCGTTAATTTCCACATTTTTATAAAATCAAAGAAAAATCATAATAAAACTCAAAAATAGAGTTAATCTGTTCTCTTTTACGACAATTTCAGACATCGAGTTGTACTAATATAAATTTAGATCAAACAGATAACTCATTAATTTCAAACATGAGAGGTATTATTATGAGCGAAATCAGAACGAAATTAGAAGAGTTAATCAGTCAGTTATCAGACGAACAGGTAAGATATACATACGCCTTGCTGAGAAAAATTTTTAGAAGCCTTCTTTAAAAGGGGGCTTCTTTTTGATTTATTTCTTTAAACTTCTAATGAAAGTTCTCACGATTTCCTGTTCACGATCATTCAATGAGTAGTATATCTCAATAACTTCAAGAAGCTTTTCATCAGTAAGTATTCTTCCGTGAAAATTACCTGTCTTTTCTGGTATAGATTGATCCATTGGCACATCATATCCCATCATCCAAGCTTCATCTACATTTAAGTACATACATATATCGTACAATCTATCATTAGGCATATTTTTTGATAAACCGGAAAGATATTGGCTAATGGCTGATTTTGGTATATTTAAATCTTTTGATAAATCTACTGGTTTTTTATCTCTAAGTTTTAACGCATAAGCTAATCTGTCTTTCAATTCTGAAGTTTTTTTGTTTTTTGTTGTATTTTCCACGTAATTATCACCTCGTTGTTATTGTAGCATATAGCTTGAACTTTTAAAACAAATAGTTCAAGAAATTTAACAAAAATGATTGACACACCATAATTGTTATTGTACTATAATTTTAGTTCAAGAAATTGAACAATAGTTAGAAAGGAGGATAAACATGGAATGCAAATTTGATTACAGCAATCTTCGTGGAAGAGTTATTGCAAAATTCGGATCATTAACTCGTTTCGCTGAAGTTGATGGGCGTTCTTTGAATACTATATCAAAAAAATTTAATGGGAAATCCCAGATTAGTATTAAAGATATTGAGAAATGGTCCTCTCCAGAATTATTAGATATTCCAGCAACTGAATATAAGGAATATTTTTTTTGCAAACAGAGTTCAGCTATTTGAACTAAGGAGGATTTGATATGAAGGTAAAAGACGTTGCGGAGCTTTTGGGAGTTTCCGAGCAGACTATCCGGATCGGACTGCAGCGTGGACTGTTCCCTTTCGGCGTTGCTTTCAAGAGAGATGAGGGGAATCAGCATTATACATACATCCTCTACCCGGAAAAAGTCAAAGAGTATTTAGGACAAGCTTAGGGAGAAAAGAAATGAGTAAGACAGACGTAATAAAAACAGTGGCGATTACAGCGATTTTAGTTCTTTTGTTCTCAATTTCGGAATGTCCGCTGTGCGGACGTTACATCTGCATATGTTAGGAGGTATTTTCATGGATTTAAGCAAAATCATCGAATTTGCGAAGATCATACCTGATTTTTCGTCCAGTGTTATTAGCTTCAGTACATATTTTCCGGAAGTGCATATGACAAATGAAGCATTCATTAAATGCTTCAGTGGAAGACCTGATATAGAGAAGATCAGGCACATGGATGATAGTGATTATCCTTACGAGTACAGGGTGAAAGAGCAGGGAGTTAAATTTTTCTGCTTATCCAAAACACCGGAATTTGGTGATTTTGATGACTAAAAAAGGCCCGTCCGTAATCGGAGCGAGCACAAAAGGTCAAATAAAATATATCGCTCCAGACACGGCAAGTCAAATTATATTTGACATGCTCTGCAATGCTTCACGGGAAAGTCCGTCCAGTAAGCTGAGCATGATGTCTGCTACAGGTAAGAATGAGCGTGGAGTGAGGCTCTGTATAGAGCATATGAGAGATCAGGGGATCCGTGTAGTTGGGACAAGCGATAAGGCAGGTTACTTCATCGCTGAAACTGAAACAGAGTATCAGAAGTTCCGTCGGAATTATATGTCGAAGGCAACAACGATTATTCGGCGTGTGCGGGCTATGGATGCGACGGATCCGGACCAACTGGACGTTCAAATGAATTTATTAGACTTTGCATTACAGGAGATAGAGGTTGAGAGCAATGGAAACACAGGAAAATAAGAAGGAAGTGCCGCAGATATACGCTGCGATAGCGGGTGTCATGTCTGACATGAGCGCTGTTGCAAAAGACAGTGAGAATGAGCAGCAGAGATATAAATTCCGTGGAATTGATGCAGTAATGAATGCTCTTCATCCTGCACTTGTAAAGAACGGAGTGTTCATGGTTCCGGAAGTTCTCCAGGAAGAACGAACCGAGAGAGAAAAGGTGACAGAGTATAAAGGGCAGCAGAAAAATTCTGTACTCTTTTACACACGGCTGAAGATTCGGTATCGCTTTTACGCAGCTGACGGAAGCTACATTGACACTATCGTAATCGGAGAGGCGATGGATTCTGGTGATAAGGCGACAAACAAGGCCATGTCTGCAGCGTTTAAATATGCAGCGTTCCAGACGTTCTGCATACCTACAGAAGAATTGGTTGATTCAGAGAAAGATCATCATGATGGAGTAGCACCTGAGAATGCAGAACCAGAAAAGCCGTATCAGATGCACATTGATGCTCTGATAGAGTTAGCCAAATCAAAAGGATTTGACGATGCAGCGGTCCTGAAATCAGGACATGTAAACAGCTTTGATGATATTGACTGGAATCTATACACAGACCTTGCCGGAAGGCTTCAGAAGCTGCCGGACAAGCCGGAAGAAGAGGAAGTTGATTTAGGTTTATAGGAGGAATTAAGAGTGGAAGATATAAAGATTTTAAACTATGTAATGCCGGTCATACAGATTAATTTCGATGAAATGAAGCAGTATCTGTCAGATATGATGGCACGCTATGAAAACATCATTGTCACAGAAGATACGCTGAAAGGATGCAAGGAACAGCAGAAGGAGCTTGCTGGTCTTCGTCGGCAGATTGATACATACAGAAAAGACAAGAAGAAGGCTATGTCAGAGCCGATCACTGCGTTTGAAAACCAGTGTAAAGAGCTGATTGGCATCATTGACGCAGTAGAAAAGCCGATCAAGGAAGGAATCGCTTACTTCGACAATCAGCGTAAGGCTGAAAAGAAAGAAGAGGCTGAGCTGATGGCGTCTGAGGTTGTAGCTGAAATTGGATTGAATGAAAAGTACGCTTCACGCCTGACAGTGATTGATAAGTATTGCAATCTGACAGCAAAAAAATCTGAAGTAAAGCAGGATCTTATGATGCGTGCTATGGTCCTGAAAGGTGAGCAGGACAAGGAAACGGAGCTGCGTCAGATCATGGCGGATACGCTGGAATACGAAAATCAGAAAATTAAGAATAAGCTGCAGCTGTCTGAATTTGAAGTGATGGTCGATAGAGGATTTTCCACATCAGAAGTGATTGCACGCATCAAGAAGAGAGCGGAAGAGGTTTACAAGATTGAGAATGCACCTGCGCCGGAACCTGAAGTTGCTCCTGTAGATATCGCACCTGCGCCGTCACCTGCACCAGTTACTGAAGAGGCTGCAGTAGAACAGTTTTATGCGATATACCGCATCAGTGGAACGGCAGCACAGCTCCGCAGCGTGTCAGAGTTCCTGCGGAATAACGGGATTGTTTATAAAGTCGAAAAACAGGGACGTGTTTAATGTGGACAGTGTTATTCAGAGAGAGAAAGAGTGCTTTCTTTGCGGAAACACTCTGACATACGGGATGAACGGATTGGAGGATCACCACGTATTCTTCGGTCATGGTAACAGATCGGTATCTGAAAAATACGGTCTGAAAGTGTGGTTATGCGGACACAGATGCCACCGGTACGGCAAGAATGCTGCACACCAGAACAGAGAAACGGACGTTTACCTGAAGAGGGTTGCTCAGCGGGTATATGAGGAAAAATACGGCACCCGTGAGGACTTTATAAGAGATTTCGGGAGGTCGTATCTGGATGGTGATTAAAGGCTATGACTACCGCTATACCCGTGACGGAGATATCGAAGTCATTTTTTCTGTGGACAGGCGGCTGAGATCTGACGTTACAGCGATTTTTAACGATCTTTCGGAGAATGATACCAAAGCGAAGCCGAAAACGTATGAGGTCAAAATAGAGCCTCAGAAGAAAAAGCGTTCCCTGGATGCGAATGCGTATGCTTGGGTCCTCATGGGTGCGATTGCTGAACGCATCGGAGTATCAAACATTGATGTATACAGGGAAGCAATCAGCAAGATGAATGTGTACGAGATTATACCGGTCCGGGAGGATGCGCTGGAGCGCTGGGTGCAGATCTGGGAAGGTCATGGTAAAGGCTGGATCTGTGAGAGCCTGGGGAAATCAAAGCTGCATGGATACGTCAATACACAGTGCTACTACGGATCCAGCGTGTATGACAGTGCTCAGATGGCACGGCTTATAGACTATATCGTCGATGAGGCAAAAGAGCTTAACATCGAAACGAAAACGCCGGATGAGCTGGCACGACTGAAAGCACTGTGGAAAGGATGATGGTGGATGCCTGCTGTGAAGTGGATAAAAATTACAACGGATATTTTTGACGACGAAAAGATACTGCTGATCGAATCAATGCCTTCCGCTGACAGCATTATAGTGATTTGGTTCAAATTGTTGATTCTTGCGGGAAAACAGAACAATGATGGTGTTTTCATGATGTCGAACCGTATTGCGTATACGGATGAAATGCTTGCCACGATATTCCGGAGAGATGTGAATACTGTAAGACTTGCGTTAAATACTTTTCAAAAGTTCGGAATGATAGAAATACTGAATGATGTCATCACAATACCAAACTGGGGAAAGCACCAGACGCTTGATAGCTATGAGAAGAAAAAAGAGCGTGACAGATTGTATCAGCAGGAAAGACGAAACAAACAGAAGCTGCTTGCTGAAAGTCAGACAGAAAATAGTCGTTACAATTCAGACGACGTGTCAGACGACTTGTCAGACGATGTGTCAGACGATGTGTCGGGCGATGTGTCGGGCGATGTGTCAGACGATTCGTCGTCTTACGTCGCTATTTCAGAAAGAGAAGAAGAAGGAGAAGAAGAAAGAGAAGAAGATAAAGAAAGGGATATAGAGTATAAAACGCAGAAAAAGAATGGAATTGATTACCATTCGATAATCAATGCATACAACGATACTTGCGTATCGTTGCCAAAGGTCCGCTCTTTATCGGAATCCCGAAAAAAGGCAATAAGGGCAAGGATTCATGCAGGATATACGTTTTATGATTTCCTGGAGCTATTCAGGAAATCGGAAGCAAGCTCTTTTTTGAAAGGCAAGAACAATCGTGACTGGTCAGCGACTTTTGACTGGCTGATTAAGGATGCAAACATGGTGAAAGTGCTGGAAGGAAACTATGACGATAAGGGAGTGAATCAGAATGGATCATCGGATCAGAGAAATACTGAAAGCCCGTGGGGTCAGCTCGGCGATGTCCTCTGAGGAATGGCTTCAGCATAAGGTTGATCTCTATAACGCTAAGGATGGTGAATTGACCGGATACGATTGCCCGAAATGCCTTAATAAAGGACACCGGCTGGAAGTAAGGAACGGAAGCGAAACATACATAGAGTGCTCATGCTTAGAGATCAGGAGGAATCTTAGGCTGATAGAAGAATCTGGAATCAAGAATATGATGGATGATTATACGTTCGATCATTTTGAGGTTTCAACTGACTGGCAAAGGCATATGTTCGACCGTGCGAAAGCGTATGCGGCAGATCCTACAGGATGGTTTTTCGCTGGAGGTCAGGTTGGCTCCGGTAAATCTCATATCTGTACTGCGATAGTCGGAGAACTTCTGAATAAAGGAATTGCCACTAAATACTGCCTCTGGCGTGAGGAAAGCACACGACTAAAGGGATTGGTCAATGAGGATGAATACGATGGAGAAATCAAGAAATACAAGACGATACCGTGTCTATATATTGACGATTTTTTCAAGGTTAAGCAGGGAGCGCAGGTTACTCCTGCAGATGTCAATTTGGCATTCGAGATACTTAATTACCGGTATAACAATAGGATGTTGACCGTTATAAGCAGCGAGAAGACAATCAGTGAAATCATGGAGATTGACGAAGCTACAGGAAGCCGGATCTATCAGATGTCAGCTGACTATCTGCTGAACATAGGAATTGACAAGAATAAGAACTACAGAATGAGAAGGAGGAACAAATGAGTGAGATTATTCGACTGCGAATCATGCTCAGGGATGAGCATATAGAAAGCAACTGTTTATGGGATCCAGTTATCAGGAAAGGAATTATAAAGATACCGGATTATGATGGAAAAACGATTATGGAAATTTACGAGAAAGATGTGGATCTCTGTGTAAAAACACGAGAATCAACAGAGTGGAAGAGTATGAGGGCAGAACAGGTGATTGATATTTTGAATGATTATTTTGATAGAGATGAAAACATGATTGAAGACCTTAAATCCAAATTGAGAAGGATCGGTAACAGTCATTCGCTCTATCACAATATGGACCAGCTTGGCGAGGAAATGGGTGAGCTGCTGCAGGCGATGAATAAGTTCAAGCGTTCGTGCGGTGATGGCTACAGCACAACTGTAAGCCGTGATGATGCAATAGACGCTATCACAGTGGAGATTGCTGACGTATTATACATGATCTTCATTCTGGCTGGAGTGCTTAGGGTAGACGTAAAAGTAATACTTGGGATCATGAATAAAAAAGCTGAAGCAGCTCTTGAGGAGCTGAAAACGAAAAGGTTCTGAAAGGGGATTAGCCATGACAAAAGAGGAACTACTGCAGTACCGGAATCTCAAATTAGAGTTGATGGAGCTGGAAGAAAAAATCAGAGAGGTCCGTGAATCGGTGATGTATCCGGCAGGAAAAATCATTACAGACATGCCGATTGCTCCGCATAACGACACTGATAAAATGGCTGAAATCATGGCTAAAATCGACGAATTAGAGCGGGAATACATCAACAAGTATAGTGAGTGTCTCAATCAGACTGTTGCCATAGAACATGCGATACAGGGACTTTCTAATGCATCTGAGAGGCGTTTGATGCGTTTCAGGTACTTACAATGTCTGAGCTGGAAGGTGATAGCAGCTGATATGAACATATCAGTGAGGACGGCACACCGGATACATAGCGCTGCCCTATACAGAGTCACAGGAGGTGGAAATTTTGGGAAGGAAAGCGGAACGATCGGATAAAGACATAAAGCAGTATTGCGATTACTGTGCAGAAGCCTCACCTCATGGTGATGGCTACTGCTTCTGTAATGAAAAGAAAATCATCATCAGTGAGGAGAAAGGACGTAAACAGAATCATTGCAGGCATTTCAGATTTACAGAAATGAGTGTCTTTGATCCAGGTCGTGTGTATAAGCCGCACAAGATGAGTGCTGATGATGGTAATCAGGTAAGTATGTTCTAAATTGCAATAGAAAGAAAAGGAGAATTAATTATGAAATTTTGTAATGAATGTAAATTAACACCAATCTGCGCTTACTCTCAGCATGACTATGAGATTCCTGATGTTTTTGAGATCCGGTGCAAATTTAAAGAAAATCAGCAGGAACAGGAACTTCCTGGACAGATTTCGGTTGATGATGTGATCAAAGATTCTCATGAAGTAGAAAATGTGCCGTTTGAAGAAACAGGCAATGTTGCAGAAACAGACCATGATGAAGTACAGGAAACAGAAGAAAATGTACAGGAATCTGAAGTAAAGGATATTGAAGAGGTTGTAACGGAAATGATGGACGATCTGGACAATGAAAGCCTGCAGAAGTATCCGGCGAAAAAGGCTGCAAAGCCGATCACTCCAGAGAAGCGGGCGGAAGTTATGAAGCTGTACGAAAAAATGAAACCTGATCAGATTGCGAAGCAGTTGGGTATCGGGAAAACATCTGTATACAGAATCATAAAAGAAGAACTGGGGATGAAGTAAGAAATGGGAAAGAATAACCGGGCGAAGAAGAAAAAGAAACCGGCGAATATTAACCAGCGGCAGCAGGAGATTGTTAATCAGTTTCAGCAGGCACGTATCGAATCCGAGATTAACGCAGCAATAGACCGAATGAATCAACAGGTAGTGCTGCGCATCATGCTGGCTGATATGTACATACTCTGTGAAAAGTTCCGTTTTTCCGGCCAAATGATCGAAAAATTTGGCCGGTGGGAAACGATGGTCGGAATGCTGTTTTACGAAAAAGAAGAAAACAATGAATCGGAGAAATTACTGCTGTCTGATTTATACGAACGTGTGGAAAAGACTGCCGGATCTGAGTTTATGGAGAGGCATTTTGGAAAACTAAGGGAAATACTGTGAGGTAGCGTATGAAAACCTGTAAAACATGCAATCTGATGAGAAGAAACGGAAGCTGTGAACTTGGTATTGAGGACTTTAGGAAATGCATCTCTCACGGTCTTTCGTATTGGGGTAACGATGATGAAAACGAGTATAAGCTGCTGCAAGGGATGCACGGAGGAGACGGGCCGGAATGCGGATCCGAACTGTCATATGATCTGTAAGCGCTATCTGGATGAAGTTGAGAAGTGGCGGACCATAAAAGACGCCATGTATGCGGAGCGGTACAGCGAGATCCAGAACTATAAGTGTGTGGCCGAGGCGAACGCAAAGAAGAACCGGCGCATACTGAACCACGGACCGAGGAAAAGGAGAAAATAATGATTGTAGTAAATATAGCGTGTATGGCGCTGTTTGGAGCGTTTCTGTTGGCTGCCGTATATATTTTAAACAAGCATTAAACGCACGTTAATCGTGTGTTAAGCGTGTGTTAAGCGTGTGTTAAGCGTGTGTTAAAACACACGTTTAACGTGCGTTATCTATAGAGAAAATCAAGTTATCAGCAAGTTAAATATTTAGTCAAAATTTAGCTAAATTCAGTCAAACTTTAGTTAAATTTAGTCAAGCTTTAGTTAAAAGCAAGTTATAAGCAAATTAAAGGAGGAGCTATGAAATTATTCAAAGTAAGCGGATATCTGCTGGAAGCCAATGCGCAGACCATTGAGAATCTTGATTGGATGATAAACCGGAATTTTGATACCAGGCAGCTTCACATCGAGGAATCCATGCAGTTTGATTCTGATGATCGGCTGGACGATCCAAATTGTGATCTTGCATATCTTGAAGATCATTTTGTACATGATGATTTTGATGATACTGAGCTTTTCGACAGACTGATTCCGAAGCCGGGAGAAAAATGGAAACATTTCAAAGAAGGCAAAATCGTTGAGATCATCTGTGTTGCCGAAGGAACTGAATACCACGAGCTGTCAGTGATCTATAAGGTTTCAGGTACGATATGGTCAAGACCACTTAATATGTTTATGTCAAAGACGGACAAGATCAAGTATCCTGACTCAGTTCAGGAATACAGATTTGAGAGGGTTGAAGAATGACAGAGAGAACACATCCAGTATTTGATCATTATGGATCCGGTGAGTATGAACCGATCAAGATAATCAATCATTATAATCTGAATTTTAATCTCGGGAACGTCATCAAATACACGCTCAGAGCCGGGAAGAAAGAAGATAACACAATGTTATCGGATCTGAAAAAAGCTGTTGACTATCTCCAGTACGAGATTGAGAGAATAACCGAACCTGAGGAGGTGTTGAATCCACCAGAACACGACGGTTGTGATGGGTGTAAATATATTAACTGTGGAGAATATGAATACCCGTGTTGCGAGTGTCACGGAGCAGATATTTCATATTCTGACAGATGGGAGGCGAAATAATGACATTACCGGAAGCGATAAAACATCTTGAAGAATTGATTGAAAGCGGAAATCTGAAAGACTGTGCAGAGTGTGAAGCAGAACACAGGCAGTTGCTTGAATGGCTGAAAGATTATCAGTCAATCAAAGAAAAGTTTAAGTGGATTCCTGTGAAAGTAAAACCAACAACAGAAGACGATGGTATTGATGTGAACGAATACCCATTGTGCTTAGATTTTCAATTACCTGATGAAGGGGAAAGAATCCTTGTATCAAGAAACGGATTAGTGGATGTTGATGCAAACATGGTTGATGATATTGGATCGTACCTTGATGGTTGTGGAGATTGGGTATTTGTAGATGCATGGATGCCGTTGCCGGATCCGTACAGAGAGGGTGATGAAGAATGAGCGGAGGTTTATTTTATAATCATGATTCAGAGGCGAAAGATTATATATTTAACTGGTCTGACAAGCCGACAAACGTGTTCGAGGATCGAGAAATATCTGAGTTGGTGTGGGACGTGTTCGACCTGATCCACTCGTTTGACTATTACAAAAGCTGTGACACATCAAAAGAAACATACTTAAAAGATAAAAAGGAGTTCAAGAAAAAATGGTTCGGAACGAACAGAGGTCTCCAGATCAGAAAAATTGTTGATGGATCCATCGAGGATCTGAGACAGGAACTGTATGAGACCTTTGGTCTGAGTGAGGAGGTAAAAAATGAAGTATGAAATAGGTCAGATTCTCACATCAACAGAGGATGTTGAGGTTACAACGGTATACGGCAGAAAAGAAATAATTCCGAAAGGAAATAAGATAATTATTGGTGGTGACGGATTCGCTCACCACCTCAGAAATGGATTCATTCAACCGTTGCCTGATGACGATGAAATCAGTGGATATGACTGTTTTGGGCTGTCTCAGTATATAACTGATAAGTTAAAATCACATTTTCCACTCAAAGAATTTTTTGAAGAATATGAAATC